TTACCGACCCAGGGCCCTGACGTAGGCCTGGCAAGCCTGCAGGGCGATCAATCCGCGGTCGCCGGCGTCGGTGATGGCGATAATTCGTTGAGCATGCGCCGGGTCAAGTCGGGCGCGTGGGGCGCCATGATCCATGCCGCTGGCGCCGGCGGCGGCAGGCAGCGCACAGCCACCGGGGGCATCGCTGGCGTCGAGGAGGACTGACAGCCGGACATCGGCAGTAGCAAGGCGATCGCGCAGGCGATCCTGGTCACGTTGGGCATCGCTCAAGGCTCGGTAGTGGGTTTGTTCGCTGGCGGCAAGCCGTTGTTCCAGGACGAGGCGCTTGTCTTGCTCGGCCTTGTGTTGCGTCGCTGCCGCCTGGGCCAATTGATTCAGCGTCTCGGCCCGGGACTGGGCCATTTGCGCCAACTGGCGGCCATAGCGCCAATCCTGGAGCCGCCATGCCAGGGCCGCCGGCCCACCGGCCAGCAGCACCAGCAAGGCAACGACGCCGAAGGTGCGCAAGGAAAACGGCATCAGGCCGAAGACTGGCATAGCACCGCCCTCGCCCGTGCCCAGAGCTGCAGACGATCCTGCAGGCCGTTCAAACCACCGTTGATGCGCCGGGTAATGCTGTTGAACTGGTCGCGATCGGCCAGCTCGTTCAAGCCGTTCTGCTCCCAGAACCAGGCGGCGGATTCGCTGGCCCATTGCGGCTGTTCAAGAAGCTCAGGCAAGGCCAGCAAACGTGCATCGCCAAACAGCCCCTGACTGCAGCGAAGATAATTGTCATGGCCGGTAATCTGGATCAGACCTCGGCCGCGATACTTCTGGCCGTCGCCGTCCGCCACCGGCGTATTGCCCAGGCGAGCGGCCAACGCGCCAGTGTCGTATTGGCTTAGATAGGCCTCGCTGCCGAGTTCGCGCACGTACCGTAACTGCCCCGACTCATGGCCGATCTGCGCCAAAAACGCAGCAATGCGTTTAGGCGTATCGATACGGTGGCGGGACATGGCGGTGTTGAGGGCTGGAATGAAAACGCCCGCTTGGGAGCGGGCGTTGGGCATGATGAGGGCAAGTTGTGCTTGTGTGATGTCCATAGCCTGACCATCGAAAAAACATTACTGAAATGGCGTCGCCAGCCAGGGCGGCGCAACAGGTCGGTGCTCGGCCGCCGGAAACAGCTCGTCCTGCGGCCACTCTCGCAGGGCACGTCGATAGGCCTGCAGTTGTGTGTACTGGGCCTGGTCCAGCGTTGTGCCGCCTCCGTCATCCATCTCATCGCGATCGCGAGCCACGAGCCGGTCGGTGGCGTTGAGCTGAGCATCGCGCCAGTGTGTCTCGCTGATGATTTGTGCCTCGACCTTGTTGACCAAACGCTCGGACAAGACCGGATGCCCGTTGGTATCCGACGCTATGGACCTGTTTAAAAAAGGCGCTGCGAACAACCCGTTGTAGGTGTGCTCCGAAATCTCGACGGCATCTTCAGGAAGCTTCCCGAAATGGTCGATGGAGTTGTAAAAGCCACCCGTGGATGGAGCGTAAAAAAGCAACATGACGATCTCCTTTTCAGTAGCCAATCGCCCGCCAGAGGCCAGTCCAGTTTGAGTAGGCGCCGTTATAGTCCCGACCATACAGCCTGAACTGACTCAGCGAAGCGATGGAGACACCGAAGGCCGCACAGGTGGGGCCCCCGTCGGTCACGGTGATGTTCCTGACGGCGTTGGGAAACGACATCGGAAACGTCACCAGCACACCATTGGCATCCGCGCCGCTCGATGAAACGCCCCATTGCTCGATCACGTAGCCCGTCGGGCTGGTGGTATCGGGAATCCGCTTCCAGCCATTGGGCTGCAACGATGAAGACGACATGGCCGAATACTTCAGGGCCGCCGTGCCGCCAATCAGGCGCCATTGGTTGCTGAGTTTGATGAAGGCTGCCGTTTCTCCCAGCCCAATGCTGATGACGCCCTCCGCGCCATTGGACCCGGACAATCTGTCGGCCGCCGAAGACGTTGAAACGGTTACGACGCCATTGCCCGCGTTGACAATCAGGACCGTAGCGCCCTGCAGGATTCCCGCGGTCGCTGGCAACTTGGCAGTCACCGGGGTTTCGCTGGCGAAGCTGGCGACGCCCCCCACATCCTTGAGCGTCAGCGTGGTACTGCCGGCATACACGTCAAAACCGCAATACTGTACCCCATTGCGAACGACAAACTCCGTGGTGGCCACGCTCTTGTCGTTATCGAACTGCGGGGCGGTCAGAAACAACCCGCCGCCACGCAGCGCGGATAGCAATTGATTGTAGGTTTCTTCCGATGGCGTGATCCCCGCGGCCTGGATCACATTGATTATTTCCTGCGTGACGCCATTCCCCCAACTGGCCGGAATCAAGGACCCCGGTGTACCCGTCAGGGGATTTTCATCGACAAACCTGCCGCCCACCAAGCCCGCGCTGGGCACACTTTTTGGATAATCCATGTTATTGCTCTCTCTAAGATCAGGCTCAGGCGCGGACTGTCAGCGCCCGGATAGCCGCCAGCACCTCATCAGCGGCCTGGTTGGCCAGATCCGCATGACCTTTGGCAAGGTGCCCTTGGATCCGCGCCTTGGCCTTGAGGCGCACCTCACGTAGCGCCAGCAGGGTCGCTTCACATTCAGTGGCTTTGGCGAGTATCTGATCGGCCGCCTGCCTGGCGGTGCGCCCTCTGACAACCCACGCAGAAACGGCCAACGGGACGGCTTTCTTCGGGTAGCCTTCATCCTTGAAGGCCTGCGCTTGCACGGCGGCTTGTTGGTACTCCAAGGCCCGCAACGGATCGCCGACCAGTGTGCGCCGTGCGCTGTCGGCAGCGGCATCGACACAGGCGCTCAGGCGCTCGACTTCCTGGCGCAACAGCTCGACCGCACGCTCGTCATTGAACACCCACTTGCCGCCCTCCCAGGCATGGGCGGGAGAAGGCGGAGGCGGACGAAGCCCATCTTCGTACTCATGCAGTTCTTGAATGACTTTCATCGGATGATCTCCCAGGACAGGTGGACATTGACTGCGTTGGTGAAGTTGACGCCGATACCCACGCTGTAATCCGTCAGCGCCTGGTGCCCCTTGATCCCCATGCTCAATAGCAGCTCGTCACTGTCAGCGATCGTTGCGCCTAATGTGTGCTCGGCCTGGTACGACTGCCACAGCGAACGCGACTGGGTATGGTCAAAACTGGCCGTGACCGTGGACACGCTCACGTCATTGACGACGTTGCTGGAGAACAACACGCACATGTACGGGCTAGAAGGGGTTGCCCAACCCACGGCATTGTTGCCAGGCGTTGTCGCAACGGGAGACAGGTAGCTGTAGTTGCCCCCAAGCCATCCAGTCTGGACGAACGCCAGCGAGGTGACGGCGTTCGACGCGGGGGTCGGATTGCCGGCCACGAGCCGCGCTGCACGAGCATGCGGATCCAGTGGCAGATACACCACCCCCGTGCCATTGACCGTTTGCGTCCAGGTCAATTGAGCGCGGTTGTAGATGGCGCGGACAGTCGGCGCGGAACCTGGCGTCCCGGTCATGACCCACGCCAGGCACATGTCCAGGGGGGTGGACGCGAATCCGCCGCCGGACGCGCCATTGACAGTGCCCTTCAAGGATTCCGGAGGAAGGTCATACAGGCTGCCACGCTGCATATAGAACGTCAGCACACCGCCTATGACCTGCGCTCGTAGAAAATAACTGCTGCTGGGCAACAAATCGGCGCTGCTCCAGTTTGCCGTCAGGTAGGTACGTGTTCGCCCCAACCGCCCACTCAGCACCTCTTGTCCGAGGCTGATGTATGTACCCGCCGGAATCGAGACACGACCGCCGCTGGTAGACAGTGCTACCGGGGTTATGGCCAGTCGGGCGTCCGCCGTGGCAATCGTTGGCAGCGGTAAAGCGGCGATCGGAAGAGCGAGGTCCTGGTTCCAGCCCTTGGCCGTGACCGACTGAATCGCCTCGAGCAATTGATCATTCTGGGTTTCATCTGGCGTCAGATCCCCCGCCTTGATGACATTCACGATTTCCTGGGTCACGCCATTGCCCCAGGCTGCCGGAATCAAGGAGCCGGGCGTGCCGGTCAGCGGGTTTTCATCAACGAACTTGCCATTGACCAACCCAGCGCTGGGTACACTTTTTGGATAATCCATCTTTCTATTCCCTAGTCATAATTGATGTGAACCTTCGTGTGTACTGGCGCACTGCGGTGGATCAGGCACTCCAGGGCCGAGCCCGGGTTGACGCCAAAGCGCTCGCCCCAGTAGCTGGCACCAAAACGCCGACCGAGCAGCAGGCGACCGCCGGTGTTGAGGGTCCACATGAACTGTGCCTGCCAGGTGCCGAAATGGGCTTCGCCGAACCGTGCACGGCCCATGCGAGGGGCCTTGTGCTCGGTGATGGTGGCGTTGGGGTAGCCCTGGCTCCTGGCGATTTCCACGTAGTACGCAATGGCCTGGCTGCCAACCGCCAGCAAGCGTCGACGCACCGCCAGGCGGCGATCGTCATACAACGGCGTGGCGCCCAGGCAAGGGTCTGGCAGGTTCATCACCCGCTCCCAATCCGGCACCAGTTCGCTCACACCCGCCGGGTCCATTTCATGTAACAGATCAGCAGCACGCGCATCGAGACGCGCCAGTTCCTGGGCGATGCCGTCAAGCACCTGCTCCAGTTCCGGCACTCGTTCCGGGTCCCAGGCGGGGCCGCTGGGCAGCAGGCTGCGCAGTTGGGCCTGGTACTCGCCGGCGGTTCTTATTCCAGCCATACGCAGCCCCCGAACGTCAGCAACTGATTGCTGGCCGCGGTCACATCGGCGCCTGGCGCGCTCAACTTGTGATCGGTTTCGCCCGTGGCGCTGCTAATGGCTTCGGCGATGTGGGTCAGCAACAGCGTTTCGCCGAGGCCGGCTTCGCGGTTGTGCAGGTCGCGCAATTGAGCCTCGATCGCCGCGCGAACCGCGCTGGTGTCAGGGGTGATGCGCAGCCGGTAGGTCACCGGCACCTGCGTCGGCGCCAGCACATGCACTTCGGCGGTCACCGGGCGCAGCGGTTCGATATGGGTCCGGACCTCTTCCAGTTGCTCGGCATTGGGAATCGGCTGCGGATCATCGTCGCGCATGACGAACAGGCCGACGGTGCCGGGTCCCAGATAACTGCCGCGGCACCAGGCGCGGGTGATACCGGGGCACTCCAGGGCCCAGGTTTCATAGTCTTGCGCCGAGCCGCCGTGGGGAATGATGCGGTAGGAACGGATCACTCGCGCCCGCAGGGACTCCAGGCTTTCCCGGGCGACCCCGCCGGTCAGCCCCGGCGCCAGCACGGTGAAGCTGCTGCCAACACCCAGGATCGGCTGCACCGGCGTAAGGACCAGGCCGGCGTCGGCATTGCCCAGGCTACCGGCCTCCAGTGCGACAACGGTGGTGCTGTTCAGGCCATTGCCGGTGGTGCGGGCGGCGGTCACTTTGTAGGTGCGGCCATCGGTGGTTTGCAGCAGCGTGTCGGCATCCAGCACCGCACCGGCGTTCGCCGTGAAGCTGACTGTGCCGCTGGCCGCCTGGGCAGCTTTACGCGCCTGGTTCAGGCGCAGGGCGGCAATGCGCTCCAGGGTCGACTCGTCGGCTTTGTCCGGCAGAATCTGCTCGGCGATCCAGTCCAGGTAGCCATACAGGCCATAGGCGGCGCCACCGAGGGTGCGGGCCAGCACCTGAGCATCGGACTGGCGCAGCGAATCGCTGGCCAGGTCGCTTTGGGCGCGCTTGATCAGCACCGGCAGCGAAGGGGTTTCAAACGGCATAAGTCACCTGCCAACTGTTATCGGGGTTGATATCCAGGCGCTCGCCGTTGGCCAGGGTCAGGACCGTGCGCAGGTTCAGGCGCTGGGCGTCGAGGCGTTCGCTGATGAGCTCGACAGCGCTGCAATGGCCATCGTCGATCAGCCATTGCAGCGCCTCGCGGGCATAGAACTCGGCGTCGAGCTGGGTCTGGCGGGTCAGCTTGACCCGTCGCAATAACCACAGCCGCGAGCCGATACGGTCATCGGCGACCGTGGGAAAGGTGTCGCCCCACCAGCCGAAACGCTCCTCGTCATCGACGGCGTCGTCGTCAGCGGCGCGGCGCCAGGTGAACAGGCTGATCAGCACCGAGCGGGTCAACGCGGCGTGCAGGTTCTGGCTGATGAACATCATTGGCCTCCCGCCGGCGCACCGGTCTGGCCATTGCCGGCCTGTACGCCGACATGCACATGCTTGATCTGGCTGATGCCACCGGCGATCTGGTCGCCCTGGGAAACGATCTTGCCGGTGTGGTTGATGACGGGGCTGTCGATGTTCACCGCGCGGCTGGCGCGGATGTTCAGGGTGGCGGTGTCGATGTCGATCACTCGGCCGCGCTTGAAGTGAATCCTGTCGCCCTCGTCGGTGTAGATCGCCACTTCGCCGGGGGCCAGCGCCTTGAGACGAAAGCGGCGGTCGGCAACCACCAGCACCACCGCGTGGGAGCGGTCGCCGCCCAGGAAAGTCGCAATGCCCTCCGCGCCGGCGAGGGGGTTGCTGGTGAAGCCGTAGGGTTCGAAGTGCTCCATGTCGTCGTTCACTTCGCCGGCAGTGAGGCGCATCTGCAGCGACTGCAACTTGGAAGCCGAATTGGCGAGCACGACAGTGCCGCGCGCCAGGAGGCGGGTCAGTAGGCTCATTGGGGTTCCTTCGGAAATCGGGTGAGAGCGGCTTGGGCGCCGGTCAGGGTGGGCGGTGGCTGTACCGCCGCCTTCGCGGGCAAGCCCGCTCCCACAGAAGAGGTGTGCTGGACGGAAACTGTGCTCAGGATTTGGGCTTGACCGGGTTCGCGTCGAAGGTATGGGGCGGGGCGACTTGCAAGGTGGTGACAGAGCCTTGGGCAGACAGTGAGTAGGTCACCTTGGAAATCAGCAGGTCGCCGTCGAACCCCAACACCGGATCGATCACCCGCACCAGGGTATTGTGCCGCCACAGGTCGCCATTGGCCTGGCGCCAGCCCTGCACGCGGTAGGTGGTGGTCAGGGCCCGGCCGGTACGGATGGCGCTTTCCCAGTCGGCCCGCTGCTGGGCCAGCTCGAAGGTCAACTGGGCACTTTCGCTGATCACCGTCACCCGCTTGCGTTTGAAACTCAAGTCAGTGGCCGTGCCCGACACCTCGCTCACGGCGGTTCCACTGCGCTGGTCATTGCCCTTGTGCTGGCCGATGACCCGGTATTCAGAGAACACCTGGCTGTAGTCCCTCGGCGCGTTGCCCGAGAGAATGTTCTTGCCCAACTCCAGCACATCACTGGCCCGCCCGCCGCTGCCCGGCTTGGCCAGCAGCACGCGGCCCTCGGCGTCGTCGGTGGAAAACACCCGGAACAACGTCAGCAAGCGGTCGATGGATTGGAAGACGGTTTCTCCCGGCACGATGCTGTGCTCGCTTAACCGCGCGGTTTCCGGGATTTCACTCACCACGCCCACGCCGTATTGCGACGCCAGGGCCTGGACGATGCTCAGCACCGTCTGCCCGCGCCATTGGGTGGGACGGTTGATCGCCGCACAATCCACCAGATCCTGGGTCTTGGACCCGCCTTCGATGCTCAGCGTGATCTGGCGCCCGTCATAACTGATCGGGGCCTTGAACACATAGCCACTGAGCAACAGGTCGGCACCGATGCGCACCTGGCATTCATCACCGGGACGAATCGGCACCGCCTGGGTCTGCCCCGGCCATTGCCAGGTGATGTCGAGTTTGAAGGTGCGGAACTGACGCTCCAGGTCCGCGCTGATTTCCACGCTTTTCCAGCCGCCGTAGTCCAGCCCGCCGACGGTGAGCGTGACGCTATTGTCGAGCTCGCTCATGGCTTACTCCCCCGAGACTTTCAGGTCGTTGGGCGGCAGGAAACCGGGGTGGGCCACGCCGTTGCGCTGGATAACTTCGGTGACCCGGGTGGCATCGGCGAATTGCTGATAGGCCACCACCAGCGCCGGCAGGCTTTGCTTGAACGACAAATTGATCAGCCGTACGCCCGACGACGCCACTGCCGTCAGGTGCGCGGCCATTTGCTGACGCAGCTGGTTGAGGGCCTGGTAATGCTCCGGGTCCGCCTTGAGAGAGGCCTGCCAGATCGCTTCGTTGAGAGCATCGCGCAGGGCCAGCACATCATCGGCCACCGGCACGTCCCGCCGCTGGATCGGCTGCACGGCCTGCTGCGCCACCGACGGGGTGGCCCCCAGCTTGACCACCGGCGCCGCCACGGGCATCGCCGCGATCCATTGCGCGGCCTGCACCAGCAGCGTGTCCTGGACCAGGTCGGCCAGGGCCTGGGCCGCCGCCGTGGTGTCCTTGCCGGTGGTGAGCTTGGGCGCGTCCGCCTGGCGGATGGCTTCTACCTGTTGCGACACGCTGGCAATCACGCCGCGGTAGCCGTCACGGGCAAAATCCTTCAACTGGCGAACATCCCCCAACAACCCCTTGAACTCGGCCACCACCTCCTTGGGCAACGCTTTCACGGCCTTGACCAGGTCGTTGATCTGCCGATAGGTCTCGATCAACGGCTTGAGTTCCTGTTCGATCACGCCGTACACCTCCTTGAGGCTGTTGCGCAGGTCGGCGATGCCGATCCGCGCGGCCTTGATCAAGCTCATCGCGTCTTCGAAACGGCGCACCGCCGAACCCAGGAAGCTGTCGGCGGACACCAGCAACAGTTTCTGGCTGTTGATCGCCGCCGAAGGGAATTGCAGCGGCTGGTCGGGATAGAACTTCAAGGCAAACGTCACCAGCCCTCCGTCCTGGCGGGTCTGGGTCATGTCGCACTCGCCCACCTTGACCTGCATTCGTCCCAACCACGGATGCACCAGCTCGCCACTGCCCTGCTCCAGAGCCTTGAGCAACTTGTCGCGCTGCTCCAGGCAATCGGCGCCGACAATGAACGCCGTCAGCTCATGAATCTTCGCCTGCTGGCCCAGCCCTTCGAAAAACGGCTGGTCGCGCTGTGGATACTCATGCAACTGGCCCTTGTGGCCGACCGGGGTTTTCGCCTGGTCGACCCAGAATCCGACGCCGCGAAACGACGCCGGCAACAAACGGTCACGCCAGCTCATTGGAGCCTCCTGTGGAAAGTGAGCGGTAACCGATGCGCGAGCTCACCGCCAGGCCGGGTTGATTGGTTTGCGGTGGCTCGGCGCGCAACCCGGCCGGCGCGTTTTCGAAGCGCACGGTCAAGCCGCCTTCGAGTTGCGTGCGGTTGTTCGCCGCGCTTTGTTGCACCAACGCACTGGAGGTTTGCCCCAGTGCGCCGGGCGTCAGCGAGGCGTTCGCCGGGAGGTTGCCAGGCACCGGTGCCAGGCTGGAGGACAGCCCCGGGGCCGGTTCACGGGCGCCACCAAAAAACGCCGGCGCCAGCTCGCCCTTGCCCTCGGCATTGGTCTTGCGTTGCGCTTCGGTCAGCCCTTGAACCTTACCGGTGAACGTGGTGATGACTTCGCCAAAACCTGTGTTGAAAAACGCTTTGATCGGCGCGAGCACGCCCTGCAGCTGGTCCCACCACTGGCTGAACCACTCCCCCACCGGCCCCCACTGTTTCATGAGGCCCTCGATGGGCGACCAGTCGAACAGCCCGCCGAACACCGTCAGCATCATCGACACCTGGCTGCGCAGGCCTTCCCAGATCCCGGCGAAGACGTCCACGAGGGTGCCCCAGTTGGCCATGATCAGGCCCAACGGCGTCCAGTTGAACAGCCCTTGGAGCGCGTCCATCACCGGTACCGTCAAGGCCCTGAGCAGATCCCAGATGGCCGAGAACAATCCGGTCAGCGGCCCCCAGTTGTTGACGATCAAGCCCAGGGGCGACCAGGCGAACAGCGCCTGCATGAAACCGATGACCGGCGTCGCCGCCGCCACCAGCACATTCCACAGCGCGCCAAAGAAACTGCTGATCGGCCCCCAGTTGCTGATCACCTGCCCTAGTGGGGTGAAGGCGAACATCGTCTTGAAGAACTCGGCCATCGGCACGACGATGGGCGCGAGCCGCTGCCAGAGCCCGGCGAAGAACGCCGAAATCGGCTCCCAGTAGGCGATGATCATCCCGGCCGCCAAGGCGATCCCCATGGCGATCAGGCCGATGGGGTTCATCTTCAAGGCCAGGTTGACCACCTCGAAAGCCTGGCTCGCCCCGTTGACGGCGGTCTGGATCGCGCTGAACGCCACGGCGCCCGCCGCCAGGCCTTGTACCAGTTGCGGGTTGTCCTGCAGCACCTGGGTCACGCCGCTGATCATCGGCTGCAGGCCGACCGTCATCGCATTGACCGCCGGCACCAGCGCCGTGCCGAACTGCAACGACACATTGCTGATGGAAGTCTTCAATCCATCCAGGCTCTGTGCCGCCACGCCAGGCGCGGCGGGCGCCTGGACGGCGCCGACCGCCGCGTTCACCTCAGCAACTTCACCCTTGAAAGCCGCCGCCGATCGGAGGCCTTCCATGAATGGCTTGGCGATCCCGCCATCCGGCAGCAGACCGGAAATATCCAGGCTGCCGAGGCCGGTGGCATCGAGGTTCTGCTTGAAGCCCTGGACCTTCGCCCGCAGGCTGGCCAGCTTGGGCGACAGCTCGTCGATGCCGGTCAGCAGCAACGCTTTTTTCTCTACCTTTTGTGTGTCTGCCATCACTGCACCTGCTGCATCGCATTGATCCGTTGCGCGTGCTCCAACGACTCACGGAGCACATCCAGTGGCCTGGCCATCATCTGTTCGGGGTCAACCTTCCAGAACCAGGCCAGGTCATAGGCGGCGGCGATCAGGTCGCCGATGGCTGCGACGCCGCACTCATGAAAAAACTCGCGACGGCCCAGCTCAGTGCGTTGAGGTCGGCCAGGTCCAACTGGTTGACCGACGACGGCGGGATACCGGCGCAGACTGCGATGTATTTGGCCGCGACATCCATGTCCAGGCTCACCTCCTCGCTCTTGTCGATCTTGTACGGCAGCGCCTTGATCGCCCGGACCTCCTGCACCGTCGGACGGCGCAAGGTCAGTTCGTTCAACGGTTCGCCGTGGGCCTCGATGGCCACGTGCAACGTCACGACATCGGTCATTGCCAGGTCCCCTTGATGCCTTCGAATTTCAGCTCGAGGGTGGCGTCGTCACCCTTGGACACCGGCTCTTCCACCAGGTAGGCGCCGGCCAGCACGTAGACCTTGCCGTTGTTGAACTCGCAGGTGACGGTCATGTCGGTGCCGGCCACCAGTTGCTTGAGCGGGAAATCCGCGGTGTGCAGCGCCGTCACCTTGAAGGACGGGGCAATGTCGGTTTCCTTGTAGAAACCCGGCACGACGGTTTCGCGTTTGGTGAACATCAGTGGCGCTTCGCAGCCTCCGTTGATGGTCAGTTGAGCACCGTCCACTTTGACGTAGCAGGTACCCGCAATCAGTTGACCCATGGTGTTTCTCCTTCAAATAAAAAGCCCACGCGCGGTGGGCTGGAATCATCCAATCAAACCCGACACTCAAGCGGCGGCGTCGTACTGCAGACGGAACTGGTTGAGCAGCGCGAACACCCGCAGGCCGTTGATGTAGTCCGGCGGGAACAGCACATTGACCCGGCTCGGATCCTGGCTGTCGCGCTCGACGATCAGGTGCTCGGCGAACAGCTCGGCGTTCTCCACATGGCCTTCCAGTTCGAGCTTGGCGTACTGGGCGATCAGCTCGCCGCGAATCGTGCTCGGGGTCACGATGGGCTGGCCGGCGCCGAAACGCGTGCCATCGGAGGCCAGTTTGTGGCGACCATACTTGCTGGTGATCACGCTTTGCAGACGGCGCACGATGAAGGCCGACTGGTGCAGGGTTTCGCTGTCCAGGTAGGAATTGTCAGCCTGGCCGAAGGCATTTTTCTGATACGTGGTGATGGAGCGCTGGATGCGCACGTAGCCGCCTTCGTAGTAGGCCGTCGCGATGCCGTAGTTGAGCAGCGACTGGCGCTCGGTCAGGGTGAAACGCTCGCTGGCCGGCGCCGGGTCCAGGCCGGGCAAGCTGCCGCTCTGGGTCGGACGGCTGGCGTCAGCCGAGATGAACACAGCGGTACGGGCGGCCAGCGCGGCGGCCTGGACCCACGACGGTTGCGGCACGCCCGGCTCGAGGGCCTGGATGGTCATGTGCTGGTCGTTGCGCGCCTGGCCGGCGGCGACGAGCGTGCCGATGGTCCCGCGCTTGGCGCTGTAGACATGGCCGAACAACTGCTTGGCCCAGGACCAGCGACCGGTGCTGTCGTCCATGACCGCTTGCCAGGTATTCAGGCTCGACAGATCGGACCACGGCATGGCGATGAACTCGAACGGCTCGTCGCCCAGGGCCGCGACGGCGGCGGTCTGGTCCGGCACACCAGCGCCGCCGGTCATGGCGGTGACGGCAGTGGTCAGGCCCGCAGGGGTATCTTCGCCATTGCTCTTGCCCAGGCGATTGAATTGCAGGCTGATATCGTTGCCGCCGTCGCCGGTCCATTTGGCGTTGAGGGTCACGACACCGTCGACGGCCGCAGCGCTCACCGGCAGGTCGGCCGTCGCGTTGACTTTCAAGGCCAGCGCCGTCGCAGCCTGGGCGGCGGTGGCACCGTTGGCGATGGCCGCCTGGACGCGTACGCCACCCACGTACAGGTTGAGCACACCGCTTTGCGTCGCGGTGCCGGTGAGGGTCAGCACGCCCTTGGCGATGGCGCCTTCGACGTTGTGCAGCGGCAGGCACCAGATTTCGCCGAGCGGGTCGGTCTTGCGCCAGGTCTCGTACATCGAGGCGAGCATCGAGCCCTGCCCGCCGATGCTTTTGGCCAGGGCAACGCTGGAGACCAGCACCAGCTTGCCGACTTGCTCCGGGGCAACGTTGTCGTTGACCTGGGCGACGATCAATCGGCGCATGGACGACGACGCGCTATTGGCGGCCGAGTTGTCCATCTCGGCGTAGAACAGCGGAACACGAATGTCCGCGGGGATGTTGCTGAATCCGATCGCCATTATTTGGCTCCCTGTGGTTTGGCCGCTTTCACGGCTTTGGTAGTGATATCGCCATCGGCCAGACGTCGACGCCACCAGGCGTTGTCCGGCACTTCACGGCCCTCGAGGGGCAACAGATCGTCCGCTTCCGGGTCCGGTACGGCACGGCCCGGGGCCGGCAGCACGGTGATGCGTTTGCTCATGGGGTTACGTCTCCAGAGAAAGTCAGTTCCAGGCGCCCGTCGGGGCCGGGACGTTTGAGGTTGGGGTCCGCCGGGTCGATGGCATCGACCCGCACGGTGGCCCCGGTAAAGGACGACAAGCCGTCCAGTTCACGTTCGTGCCAGCTTTCGGCAAGCTGGCTCGTCAGGTTGCGGCCCAGCTGGAACTGCGCGAAAAAGCGCAGCCGGAACAACGCGTGGCCGCCAATGGGGGAAATCGGTTCGCTGCCGTCGTATTCGATGCCGGTGTAATCGGCGCCGGGCTTGAACCCCACCAGCGCACGCCACAACTCGGCACGCAGGTCGTGCTGCCCATCCAATGCGGTCGCCACGTCACTGGCCTCGAGCACCAGCACAACATCGAAACCATCACGCACCGTTTGCAGCGTGACGTTCTGCGCGGTGTTCGGGCTGGCCACATCCGTGGTCGGCAGCACATAAGCGCAAGGGACCGGCACGGCGGCGCCCGTTTGCAGCGCGGCGAGGTCCAGGGCCGCGAACACTCGATTGGCAAGCGTCGGGCATTGCTCACGCAACTGCGTGAGGATCGGCGTGATCTTCATGGAGAGTGCTCCAGTGATAGGCAAGTAAAGTCAGAACGCGGTGGAAGGGCTTGCTTGCGCGAGCGGTGGGGCAGTTGGAGCAGAGGTTGGAGGTGTTTTGTGTCTACGGCTGATCGGGATGAGAGTCGCGGTCGGCAGGCCCCGCTACCCCAATGCGCTTGGCTACCCAACGCTCATAAAGACCGATGGCCACATCGGCCCCGGCCATGGCGGTCAGGCAGCCGAAGGCGCAGGCACTCCAGATCGACATGCCCAGGGCATACAGCAGCATCGTCGCCGAGACGCCGCACACCACGCAGGCGCCGGAGCGCAGGACCACGCGGCGCAGCAACGACCAGCCGCGGGCCCCCTCCTTGTCGGCACGCCACATCTCGCCGGACACCCCGCCCACCAGAGCGAGCACGATGACCAGCCAGATCGGCATGTCCAGCAACGCTTGTTGCTCGTTTGTCATTCACGCCTCCGGGGGGTGATGGTTGATGGGGTGGGCAATTGCGGCGCGGACGGTGTTTTACAGCCGCTCGACAATGACGTTGTCGATAAAGGCGAAATGAGCATTCGGATCCTGCTCATTCCAGAAGCTCAATGTGGTTTGAGCGCTCACCGCGGTGAACTCGTAGGTTCGGGTTTCCCATACGGTCGCATCACTGGTGGCGACAGGGGTGTCGAAACGGGTGGTCTGGCCGGCCACCTTGACGTTGATGATGCCGGTCCCCGTGCGACCCACGTACTTGGAACTGCCGGCACTGAACGTCAGGCGATATCGTGCACCTGCCACCGTGTCGATGTTTTGCTGGATACCACCGCCGTTTTGATAGGTGTAGTTGGCGAGGTCAACGCTCATAGCCCCTTCAGCGGCGACCGAACTGCCGATGGCAGCCCTGACATTGATGTATTCCACGCCCGACAGGAACGTGGTCCAACCGTTCACGAAGTCGGCTTGGGCCGGGGTATTGAGTACGCAGTCATTGCCACAACCAGGGGTTTCAAAACTGCCGTTCACGACCAGGTTGGCCGCGAAGGCGGCACCGCTCGCCGCCAACAGCACGGTGGACAAGACGAGCGAACCGATAAGACGTTTGATTTTTTTCATGCTTTCACCCAAAGAGTCGATGTTTTTGCGCGCAGCATTGCGCATTCATGTCGCTCAAAGGCGATGACTCGAGGCTCACGGCCTTCACATGATTCAACGTCCCGCATCGGGAACATTTGATCTGGAGTTCGGTGTTCTCGCCCACACGGGCCAGAAGTCGCTTGCAGTGACCGCACCTGAAATCCTTCAGCATGGAAAGCCCTCCATTGGCGGCGGTGATGTGTTGAACGCGCCTCACGGCGCAGGCATTCCAAAAAGCCCGGTTGCCCAGGCTTTTCAGTAATGCGCTTGATCTTTCGGCGCGACTGGCGCGGTACGGATCCATTCAAATTGTTCCTCCGACCGCGGCCCCTGCCCGCCGGATAACTGCTTCTGGTGCTTTACGCTGCACACCCGGGCCAGTTGCCAACCCTCTGAACCGTTGAGGCCGGTTCATCGCTGCCTGTTTGGTGAAACTAAAGAGCGGTTATCGCCAGCCGCTTTGTCGAGCGGCTTGGACACAGGTTATGCATGTATGCATATATAGTCAATGCACAAATGCATTCATTTATGCGCTAGAAATGCATCAGCGCATCAAAGGCCAGCGAATGCAGGGCTCAGAGGGTTTTCGGGAGCGAAAAAAAACCCGCACAACGGCGGGTTTTATCTGACAGGGAAAGGGTTAGCGGGCGTACATGCCCCACCAGAAGACATGGCCAAGGATGACGATCTGCTCTTCCTGCATGTCCTGGAAGCTGTAGTCCTCATCCGGATGTTCATCGCGATTGAAGCTGCGCAAGCGGATACCGGTGGGCAGTCGATAAAGCTGTTTGACCCGCAGTTGGCCATTGTGATTGATGGCGTAGAGGTCGCCGTCGACGATGTCGCCGATGCTGCACCGAGCCACATTCACCCCGACCGTGGCGCCGTCGCGCAGCACCGGCAACATGCTGTTGCCGCGTACCGTCACGCATTTGGCCTGGTCGAACTGCACGCCGTTATGGCGCAGGCTGCGCTTGCCGAAGCGCAGGCTTGAGCGCTCGCTCTCTTCGATGACGAATCTTCCTGATCCAGCAGCCAATTCAACCTCACGCAGAAAAGGGACCGACACCTCGTCTTCCTCGACGGGGGTCTCGTCGTCCCACAGGCTTATGTCCTTGAGCTCGGCATGGGACTCGTCGCGACGACTGCCGCCGGCAGCGGCCACATCCGCGCGCCCGCGCAACTGGTCGGTGCTCACGGAGAAGTACTCGGCGATCTTCGAGATGTGTTTATCCGAAGGATCGACGATCTTGCCGCTGAGGATCCGCGAGAGGGTGGACTGGGGCACGCCAGTACGCCGGTGAAGCTCCGTGGGGGAGATCCCGTGCTGGTCGAGCAGTGCTCTTAATACGGTCGAAACGTTGCGTTTTTGCATAACGCGCATAGTGCTTGTTCTTTTTGCAGAAAACAAATGCTGTTTCGCATAAATATGCAGCCTTTGCATTCATTGTGGCGAGGGAGCTTGCTCCCGCTGGGTTGCGAAGCAGCCCCCCTTTTGGGAGCGCTTCGCACTCAAGCGGGAGCAAGCTCCCTCGCTACGGAATCGCCCTACATACCCTTAGGAAAAGGCTCCGCCCCCGTCCTTCAAATGCGCGGCACCAGGCTACATCGCCTTGCGCCTCGGCCTACAACTACGCCAGAATCCGCCGGCTCGTCCACCTTGGATCCCATCGGTACTTTAGTTCTCGTCACTGCCCATCAGTGATCGGGTTTAGTCGCTCGGTACTCCAAGGTGCTCACTGCTCCATTAGTCAGGTATCCCATCCCTGTACTTGATGGTGGCTGTGCGCAGGGCGCCCTCGGGCGCGCCGGTTCCTTGGATCCCCGGTCGACTAACCTGCGTACAGCTGCCACCCCTCGTTTAGTCGCGAGTGTGTGGTGGCTCAACTCCAAGGATCCATAGAATGCCGAAGAACACTCCAAATCTCCCTGACGATCACTTCTCCCGCAGCCAATCGGCCAACGCCAAGAAACTCGACGAAGCCGCCACCCGCGCCCTGGACTATTACCTCGAACCAAAAGCCGACAAAGAAACCTGCGACACCCTCGACACCCTTTTCATCATCGCCCCGAACATCGATGCCGAGTGCCTGCTCGCCAACCTCAGCGAAACCCTGGCCTCGGCCAACGTCATGGTCAGTGACCTGGCGTTCGACCTGGAGGGCTCGCGGCGACATATCGCGCTGGGGGGTCCAGCAGATGATTGAGCTAGGGCAATTGCTGGCGAATCGGGCGTTGGATGTGGTTGAGGTGAGGTAGGCATTCATGATGCAGTCCCGGCGAGGGGGACGTGCCCCCCCGCCACGGGCTCGCCCACATCATTAAACAGCACTAGGCCGCCTAGCTCGGCTCAGACAGCAGGCATTATCGAGAAGGAGCTGGATTAATGACGGACGATGCCGATTCACGTAACCAGATAATGACACCAGCGGAGCAAGACGCTTGTGAAAGCGCGTTGCGCTTCGCTCGATCCAATAAAAAAATAATTGCGAGAAGACTCACAGATAAGCTGATTTATCCGCCAGAAGAGGCACCAGTATCAGTTTTCATGGCAGGCTCTCCGGGCGCAGGTAAAACCGAGGCCTCCATAGCCTTGGTGAATCTATTTGCGGATGCAGCCATCCTACGCATAGATCCCGATGAGTTGCGAAGCGAGTTTCCCGCGTACACGGGAGCAAACTCCTGGCTTTTTCAGGGTGGCGTGTCGATTCTGGTCGAAAAAATATTAGATTTTGCGTTAGACCAAAGGCAATCCTTCATCCTCGACGGAACGTTTTCCAACATAGACGTAGCAAGACGGAACGTAGATCGCTCCTTGAAAAAAGGCCGATTCGTACAGATTTTGTATGTCTACCAATCTCCGGTGCTTGCATGGGGATTCGTCAACGCTCGTGAAGCGGCTGAAGGCCGGAGAATTCGCAAAGAACACTTCATCGAGCATTACTTCGCCGCACGTGACGTAGTGAACGCGCTTAAGCTAGAGTACCAAGGCGACGTGCATGTGGATCTATTGCTCAAGCATATCGACAACTCGGGACGACTTTACAAAGCTGGTGTCGATAAAATTGACTATCATATCCCTGAGCGACACACGCGGGCCGACCTAAAGGCCACGCTCGGGCCACCATCAGGAGCGCACCTATGATCTCGATCAAGCTAGGCTTGACTAAAGGGGCCAAAAGCACCTTTGCCGATTTCATTCGCAATGCAAAATCGGACCAAAAGAAGCGTGTTTACAGCGAGGTTTTGATTGAAGCTACCAAGCAGCAAAATCAGCTGATGATGCAAGCCGAGGCGAAACGAACCTAATATCCGGATTTTAAGAGAAGCCCGACCAAGCGTCGGGTTTTTTATTATCCCCAGCTCATGCTCCGTAAGGCGATTGCAAGCACTCCGCTGGCAGGAAATACCCCAGGCTCAGAAAACCAGCTTTACCAATGCGATGGAAGACGCTCATCCCTGGGTCCCACCAGACCGCCCATGTTAACCTTGCGCCCATCGCGGAAAAGCCGGGCCGATGCCCCTCCTTTTGCCCCACACCTTTCAACGAGCTTGCCTGACACCGATGAATACAGCCGTGAACGACCTGTCCTCCCACACGCCGATGATGCAGCAGTATCAGCGAAAAAAAGCTACAGGCCTCGCCGGTAAAGGCCTTTGGCTTTTTATTGTCTAAAACCCAAGCCTGATTTAGGCTCTGTTTGGCTCAATGAAATCAAGTAAGACCGAGGCGGTATTAGACGCCTCGAACCCCACCTTCCGGCGTCCTGCCGAATGATCACAATTCCTATTTATTCAACTCACGCACATACGCCTGGCACGCCCTCAGCGCGATCATCCCCCGGTCGCCGGCGTCGGTGATGGCGACAATTCTTTGAGCATGCGCTGGGTCAAGTTGGGCTCGACGGGTTCCATGAACCACGCCGCCGGCGCCGGCGGCGGCAGGCACTGGGCTGCAACTGGCTGGATCCGTGGTGTCGAGAAGGACTGACAACCGCAAATCAGAAGTGGCAAGGCGATCGCGCAGGCGATCTTGGTCACGTTGGGCATCGCTCAATTCCTTGTAGTGGGCTTGTTCACTGGCTGACAGCTGCTGTTCCAGGCCCAAGCGCTTGTCCTGCTCGGCACGGGCCTGGGCCGTGGCGGCGCTGCTGATGCTGGCCAAGTCCGCCTGGTGCAAGCCGGCCAGCTCGGCGAGCTTCTTGCCCATCCGCCATTCCTGAACCTGCCATGTGGCGCTCATGGCGAGGATCAAGGCTACGGCCATGCCGGCGACCATCAGTTTTAATGAGGCGGGATTCATGGCACGTCCTTGAAGAAGAGGTGATTACCCAGGCGCAGGGTTTGCGTAGCCTTGGCCGCCCAGGCTGGAGCCTTTGGCATGGTCGTGGCGTAGTAGTGGGTCGCGCCTTTGGTCAGGTCTGGCTCGGCGCCGGAGATAACTAGGTCCGCCGCGCGCTGGGCCTGGGCGAACTGCTTCAGCGGGATCGGCTTGGCGCCGCTCAGATACGGATAGTTCGGGTCGTTTTTGTTCCAGCAACTGAACTGGTACGGCGCCAGGCACACACCGGCGTAGCCTTCACCCCACCAGGACTTGGCCCGGCCATCTTCCACCCGGTTGCGGATGGTCCAGGCCACGGCGATCTGGCCGGCCAGGCCTTCGCCGCGGGCTTCCCCCCACAGCGTGCGGGCAAGGATGTCGCGGTCTTTCTCGGAAACGGTCATAACTTTTTCTCCAGGCAAAAAAATACCCGCTCAGTGGCGGGTGGCGTTTGGCGACTGCTTCAGGCCTCGGGAGGCGTCTCTTCACTCTCCACGGGCTCCTCGGCCGGCTGATCAGGCACCTCCACGGGCACAGGATCTGGCACCAGTATGTGCAGGGTGATCATGTGCTTGAGGTCATACGGCTGGCCGTCCTTCGTGACAGTGACCGTGAGTACGCCGTCGGCAAAATCGGTTTCGATATCGGCCCGGCTATCCACCTGATTGACCGTGTACCCCCACCCATCGTCAACGGGCGGAAACGGCACCATGCCCAGACACCCGGAAATCCTGTAAATGCCCTTCGACACTCGCTCGGACGTGACCGGGGTGTCTCCCTGGGTGACGAAGTCATAGGTCGCGCCGGATGCGCCCAACACATTGATTGCTGCTCTGGCCATATTCAAATCGCCTTCAGGGTGCCGTCGGCGGCACGGGTGGTATTGCCGGTGTGATAGAACTCCGCCCATGTGGTGGCGGCGGATTGATCCTTCATGATCGAGCGGAAATAGGCTTTGTTCTGCGAGATACCGAGCGCGAGCTGTGATTGCCAGCGCGCATCGCCGCCCCAATCGGATGACAGCAACTGCACGGCGGTATAGGGCGCGTTGGTCGCGTTGCTCAAGCTGTACAGGCCTGTGGTCTTCGCGTTGTTCGCGTTGCTGTTGTCGATCGTTGAGGGCCCCAGCCAGCCGCCCGCGCCAACCGCCATTACGTTGCCTGCGGCAGTGCCGACGTTGGCCGTCGCAGCGGAACCAAGCCCGAGGCCGGTACGTGCGGCCGCGGCGTTTTTGCCGCCCGTGCCACCCTGGGAAACGCTGAGCGCCGTAGTCAGCCCCGTGAGGCTGGTGATGTCCGAGTTAGCGCCGCCGGCCGCCCGTGGCGACCAAGCCTCCCACGCTGAGCCGGTGTAGGCGCGCGTCCAAACCTGGCCGGCGTTGACCGTAGTCATCCCCCGAACTTCCTGGAGGACAAGCGTCGTGTGCCGCACGACACGCAAGTACCAGGCCTGGGAGTTATTCGGCAGGTTGGTGCCGCCGGCGCCCAGAGCGTATTCCGCCGCAACAGTGATCGTGTTCACGTCGGTCACCGGCAAGGCGATACAGGTCCCGCCGTTCCAGCCAAATGCACCCACCGCCAGAAGCCGGCCGGCGGTGACATCCGTGGAGCTCGTTTGCACCGTTGCCGTCGCGGCAGACCCAAGGCCCAGGCCGGTGCGTGCCGTCGCTTGGTCGGTGCCACCGGTACCGCCCTTGGAGACAGGCAGGGTGTCGTAGTTGCCGGTTGTCCCCAGCGCGGCCAACTTCGTGCCCCAAACGTTATTTATGGCCCTTACCTGATCCGCCAGGTCCTTTGGATAGCCCTGCATTGGCGCCAGCGCATAACTGCCGCCGGAAGCTGTCGCCCCCTGATACGGCGGGTCGATGGAGAGCGATGTATCGCTCGGCGCGTTGGTCACCTCATACCACCGGCCATCAGGCCCACGGAACGCATCGCCGACCCGGCAATTCGCGATGAATGAAGTGCCAGTGCCTGTCACCGCATTGGAATTCAGGGTGACGGCAACCGTCCCAGTTTTATACCAGGGCATAGATATTCCTCGTTACTTCAAGCGTTGAAGTATCTGGATGAAGGGAATTTGCAGACAGGAATTGCGAGGCAGGTATTATTAGTGCCCTGATAATACCAATCGCCAGCTCGGATTTGGTTGTGAATCTTCAGAACTCTAACCCCATTATCCAACAAGGTAAGACCCGCATATTGCGAATGACCTGTAAACCAACCAACACCCCGATCAATTGAAGAGACCGAGACAAAATCATCCGCATCAATGGTCAATCCGCTGTCGTAGACATCCACCATATTACCCTGCACATATGTCCAACTCTTACTAAATTTACTGAAACGCACAACATTATCGCTCGACGTATAAATCACGTTACCTTGATAGTCGAAAAGCTCCAACCCGTAATTCGAAACACTCCTCAGATTGGAGTACATACAAGAAACATATTCGAGTGTGTAGTTCTGCAAATTTGGATCCCCTCGCACAGCAGAAACCACAACAAAGCCGGCCCAGTTACCGGGAGCCCCCAATATGACCGTAAAAAAACCCAGGTCGTTGTGCACGCCAGAGACCAGCCTCACGAAAATCTGAGGCGGCTCCTGAGTCGTGATCGGCTTCGCGAAGGTTACAGAGCCACTTCCTTCAGCATCCGTGTACCTCGATGTAATCTTGAAAGTTCCCCTTTCTGAAAAAACCATGATCTTGTAATCACTGGAGATTATGATCGAGCCATGATCGTTTGATACGGACAAGCCAAAGTCAGCCATTAAATAACCCTCACCACCTCAATGACACTTTCTACGGTACTTTCCACCCAACTCTCAATCCACCCGCCTGAGCCATTTGGAAATCTGTAATTCGCGTAGGGGATAATGGCGATCTGAGTTCCACCCAAGTCCCTGTAGGTTGGAATAACGGATCGCCCAAACGTCGCACCCGTGCTATAGGACCGTGGTGTTATTGTCACGAAGCACGTGGAAGGGTTATATCCAGCAACATCCATCAATATGTAGTCGCTGCGCGGCGCGGGCCTCACTATGCCACCTGAAGGATTGGCAGGCAGAACCATTACAGCCAACTTCTGCAATGTGAAATCACCCATATCCAGTGTGAGCGTCCCGCTCCCGTTCCAGACATTTATTCCGAAACTCATGCCGATAAATCTCCCAACTGGACACGCTTCACACCGTTCTGGTCGTAGACCTTGATCGCGCGATTCGTCATGGATAGCCGGCCACCACCTGGGGCAGGCCCGTTGAACTCCAGATTCCCCGCTTTATCCAGGCGCCAGCCCTGCACCCCGGCGACATAGTTGTCGGATTGCAGGTACTGGCCAATCTTCAGCATCGTGATGCTGCCGTCCTGGATGAAGGCCGAGTTCATAAATACCTGGCCGCCCTGGACCGCGAACGGTACCGAGACCGCGCCGCCGGCGATGGTGTTGACGATGGCGAACCGGTCAGCACTGACCAGGAACTGGCTCTGCAGGCCTGCGTCGGTGTTCTCGATGCCCAGGCCAACCCCGGCGGTGATGTACTGACCGGTCCCGGAGTTGTATTGCATCCTCACCGACCAGCTCGCCGTGACCTTGCCGCTCACGTCATTGATGATCGACGTGTTCTGCTGGATCGCGGTTTGCTGGTCACCGACCGTGGTGCTCAACTGGGTCAACTGCTGCGCCGTCGCCTGCTGGTTGGTGACCACCACCTGCTCAAGCTGGGTGACGTTGGCTGCGTTGCTTGCCACCTGCGCATCCAGCGTGGTGAGCCGCCGGGCCGAGGCCTCAGTTTCAGAAGCCCGGACCTTCTCCTCGGTCGCTATGGCCGCGGTACTTGTCCAGCCCTTGAGCGCATCAGCTAGGTCGCCCTCCCCGTTGTCGTCGCGCCAAGAGGCGCGCAGCGCTTCGAAGGAAGAGGCCGTCGCTTCAAGCTCGGTGATGTTGACGGTGTTGGTGGCCACCTGCTGCGCCAAGCCATTGGCAGTGGACACCGACTGGCCCACGTCGATCCAATAGGTCGAGTTCGGCGGCGGGTTGTTGGTGGGCACCTGGATCTTTGCTTGGTAGATGCGATCGTTCTCGACCACCATCTGCCCGATCTCATACACCTGGCCAGGCTTGTAGGCAGACAGGCCGTCGAGCGCGTCGATCTGCGCCTGGAGCCCGGGGATTTTTTCGATCTCGTCCAGAAGTTCCTGGCCGAGCTCCGTCTCGGTGATCTGGCCGGCGATCAGGTCCAGGATCGGCCCAGCATTCGAACTGGCCTGCCCCATGACACCGTTGCCAACCGGGTACCACGGCCCGATGTTGCCGGTGCGATCCACCAGGCGAGCCCAGAAGAAGAACGTCGTGCCCGCCAGGAGGCTTTGCAGGACGTAGTCGTTCTGTGGATACGCCAGGTCGGCCAGCTTCGTGGCGTTCGCCAGTACGTTCGTGGGCCCGTACCAGATCTCTGTGCGCTGGGTGTCCTCGGCGCCGGCCGGGAAACCCCACTTGAGACCGATGCCGAACAGCAGCGACGTTGCCGTCAGGAACGACACCGCCGGCGGCAGACCTTCCTTGCCCTTGAGGTCAGTGAGTGCCGAGTTGCGCCAGGTCGACGAGATGTCGAAGGCGCTGACGGCACGCACGCGGGCTATGTATGCCCCCGCATAGATGCCCACCACGTCCACGTTGGTCGAGCCGGTGCGCTGCACCTTGATCCAGTTCCCGCTGTCCTTGCGCCACTCGACGTCGTACGCCACGGCCCCATCCACGGCGGGCCAACTGATGGTCATCGTGGCAACGGCCAGCCCCTGAACAACCGATGAAGTCGACGCGACCGTCACGCTTGCCGGCGCCGGGACGACAGTGATCGGAATGACGCTGATCGGACGGTCTTCCAGGCGCGCCCCTGTGTCGATGTTCGCGAACTTGCTCGGCTCGTACTGCAGCGCGCTGATTTCGAAGTCGCCCTCGGTGGTGCGCTTTGTCCTGAGCACCCGATACAGCGGGATCGCTAGGTCATCCGCATCGAGCGCCCACTGAAGCTGGGCCCGGGGCGTCTCGCTGTAGGCAACTGTCACGGTGACCGCGCGGCCGGCCACGCTCTGCACGGTGCGGCCTTCCGCGCGGCCGCCTGGCAGGTTGATGATCAGCCGATCACCGGCCTTGGCCTGGGTATCACGGTCCAAGGTCACGACGCGTCCGGCGACAGCAGAAATGCGCCCGCCAATCTCCCGGCCAGCCAGCAGCGAGTCGGCCACCGGGATAATGTGGCCCGGGAGCGGAATCACGCCCTCCATGCCGGTTTTGAACGTGACGGTGCGGTCCAAGTTGTTGCTCAGGATCGCCCACTTGCCTCGGCGCTGGGCCTCGGATGCCCGGGTGCAGCCAATGGCGCTCAGCTCGGTTGGCCGGTCGCCATAGCGGCGCTGCAGAGTCAGGTCGGAAAACGGGATGACGTCGGTGTCGTAGTTGTTCGCCGGGTTGTCGTAGCTGACCAGGGCCCTGGTGTAGCGAGTCTTCGCCGAGGCGCTGCCGTAGGAGAACTTCCCGTCGATGACGTTCGCCCGGGTGAAGACGTAGTCGAAATCCTGGGCCCGCGGCATGTCGGCCTGCATGATCAACTGGCCCTGGGCCCAGTAGGTCATGCCCCGGTAAATGCCGGAAATGTCCCGCAGCAGCGTCCAGGCATCGGCCTTGCCCTGCAGATTCATGTCGCACAGGAAACGCGGTTCGGTCCCGCCCAATCCGTCCGGCACCAACTGGTCGCAGTACTGCGCGATCCGGTACAGCTCCCACTTGTCGACCATGAACGGCTTGATGCGCTTGCCCAGGCCGAAGCGGTCTTCCGTGCAGATCCCGTAGGTAATCCAGGCCGGGTTATTGGTCCAGGCCTGCTTCATGCTGCCGTCCCAGGTGCCGGTATAGGTTCGGGCGATCGGGTCGTAGTTACTCGGGACCTGCCATTTCCGGGCCTTGCACTTCACGGTGACCGCCGGGATGTTGGTGAATTGCTCGGCGTCGAACTCGATGTAGAGCAAGGCAGTGTTCGGATAGCGCAGCTTTGCGTCGATGACTTCGGTGAAGCCGGCGATCAGCATGGTGTCAGCGATCTTGTTGCTGTTCTGGTTCGGCGTGATGCGACGCGCGCGAATCTGCCAGCCGGTGGTGGCCTCGGGCAGATCAACGCGCTTGGAGCGCTCGTACCGGGTAGTGGTCTTGCCGTCTACCGCATCGACTACCACCTGCTGATAGGGGCCGCCATCCGTAGCCACGTCGATGGCGTATTCGATCCGGTAGCCGCCAATGTTGCCTTGGTCGTCCTGGCGCTGGAGCGCGGGCCAGGCGAACCGCAGGCGAACCGCCGACAGCTGAGTGTTCGTGACCGATCGAACCCAGGCCGCATCGCTGCGCAGTTCGATGTTCAGCGAGGTCTCGTTTTCCACCGACGGGATGCCCGGGATATAGGTCTGATCGACCGACCCGCTACGCCATTCCCACTTCACGTTCGGGAAGTTGACGTTGCCGCTGGCGTCGTTGATTGGAGTGTTGTCGAGGAAGATGTTTGCCGCCGTCGGGGCCTCTTCGAATTCGCCCTCCCCCACAGCAATCAGCAGTTTGGCAATGTTCGTGGAGCGCAGGTTGTCGCTGGCCTCGGTCGGGGACTTAGGCTTTTTGTCTCCGCCCTTCTCGCCGTGAATTTCAATCTTGCGTGCTGCGCCCATGCTTTCCTCCAGGCGAAAAAAAAACGCCTCATGGGCGGCCGATGATTCTTTTGGCTGTATTGATGTCCAGCATGGATTAAATGCCAGTGGCACAAGGCCAAGGCTCAGGTTAGGTTCGGGCTTTAAACCAAGCGAAAGGAGATCGCCGTGAGCGATGCAACGGATCGAATCGAGGGGCTTATCCATGCCCAGTCAATAATGCTCCAAGACCTGTACACGCAGATTTACTCCAGGCAGCCTGGGGAGCTATCCAAATGCCAGGAGCACTTAACCAATATGCTCAAGTACAAATGGGAGATGCCAGCCGGATCTAGCGAGCGCGACGCCGACGCGATTTTGCGGATACAGCCGCTGGCAATTGCTGAGCTGGAGCGCAACTTTGCGCAGATCCGCAAGATGATCCGCTCACTTCCGCCATTAACGAACTGATTTCGCCAGGGGAGTATTCGGTCCTACAGGGCCGATACTCTCTGATCAGCATCTGCTCTTTGGTCATGCCTTGTCCTCCGCGTAGATCGATGCGGAAATGATCATCCCTCCCCACCGTCGCTCACCGATGCAGATCGGCACGGGGTTACCGCTGGCCGTGGTGTTCTTGGCGCTGCCGAAGGCGTAGGACGGAGCGTTCTCAGGGCCTGCGCTCTGCTTGAGGCCTGACGCCTGGGGGCTGAGCATTTGGATGACGCCGCCGGCGACCAGGCCAATGCCCGCTGTATAAAGGAACGGGGATGCCGCAGCAAAAGGGGTGAAAGAGAGGACGTATGCGGCCGCAATCATGACTGCACCCACGATAGTTTGTAGGCCTCCCGCACGCTTGCTACCGCCGACCACTGGCACGATGCGGATCTCCTTTGTCCCGCCGAGATCGAACCTATCGACTCCGATGTTTCGGCGGTTACGGAAGATTGCGAATTTCAAGCCGAGTCGTTCGAGCCTTTTGATTTCTTCCGCGAAACCTTCGACAGTTGCATTCAGCGCACGAAAAACCTCAACCGTCGACCCACCGTCAAGCAGGTATGGCTTGCTCCGGAAGAACTTTTTCGCCAGGGATCCAGACAACATGATTTTGGTTGTTGGGGTATAGGTGACAGCTGAGCACATGCCATTCTCCAGGCAATAAAAAGCCGCCCGGAGGCGGCAGTTTCAAAGAGTGGTGGGCAATATATCGATCTGCCCGTCACCACCAGTAAAGACTCGGTATTTTTTGATCGAACCATCCTTCACGATCGCTTCTCGCTCGACTCGATCAGCACCCATGGAGCAAATACCAGAACCGGTATACGCCGCTCCCACGGAGACTGAGTCCGGCGGCAAGTAGAAGGACGCCTTCTGCCCTGGGTCCAGCTTCGCCGCCTGCTTGCCATTGATGAAAATCGCCATTGAGCACAGGCTTCCGGTGTGACCTGAGTCTCGGATCACCTGAAGGGTCCCATAGGCACCCGCCGGCTTGGACTGATAAGCAGAAATTTGGCTAGCTGGGGCCTGCACCGCCTGACCCGAAGGGGTTGGGGAAGTCGCACACCCTGCCAGCAAAGCAACAGCTACCGCGCCTACGAACAATCTCATGGGGTCACTCCTGTGGAAGATGGCCCAAGATATCACCCCACAAGCTGTCTGGGCATCCAGCATGGACGAAAGCCCAGTAACTGGATTGGATCCCATCGTAGTAGCGTTGTGCCTCCCCTTACAGCGGTGAACCGACCATGCCGTATTTCACAAAAGAGACGTCGCAATATTTTCAAGAAGAAACGCCGAAACCAAGCGTGTTAGGCGGAGACCCTTGGGGCACCACACATAAAATCGGCGCAGAGGTTCCGCTCTCCGGCATCTATCGCTGCACTGGATGCGGCGATGAAATCACGTCGAATAAAGGCGACAAATTCCCTCCACAGAATAGCCACCAGCACAATGCGCCCGCGGGCGTGGCATGGAAGCTTGTCGCTCGGACCAAGACGAAGTAATCGAGGACCCAGTCCTTTGCCTGCAAGCCCAAGGACTGGGATTGCGCCAATATCGGCGCTTTTATGACCTGGAGGTCAATGTGAGCGAAGAAAAAGTTATCGACCCGTCTGCGGCAATCAATCAAATCAACAACACTTTGTTGGCATTGGCCAGACTTGCAGCCATTGCCAACCCCGAGGAGGCCAAGAGGTATCTTGGAGCTGCTGTTCTGGCTTCACGGGAAAACGGCGCGGGCGATGAGTTTGTGCACCAAATTTACAGAAAGGTGTTCCCCGGCCAAGATTTACCCGCCACTTACTCGCTGGATGTCCCAGTGCCTAAGGGGCAGTAACCTTCAGCATTTGGATTGAGCCGTCCTGAATAAATTGGTCCGAGAGGACGACGGCTCCATTCTTGGTGATGAGCCAGGCAGGATTTCCTTGGGAGTCTTTAGCTTGGCTTTCGATAAAGTCGCCGATTAGAGCCTTCTCGGCTCCATCAATCAAAATTTCATGACTCATATCTACTCCTGCGGCCATGCCGCTTCATGTTGGTTGCGCATCTTTGTGCCTGAGTATCAGGCGCGTGCGGTCGAGCCACGGCCCGCCGAAAACGATAACTTCCGACGGCCTGCCGTACAGGTGGTGCAGTAGGAATGGCCCGGGGCCGAACGTCGCAGCATCCTCGCCGGGCAGCCCGGGATCGCTCCCGAGGAAAATCCCGGCGTGATTCGGGTGAGCCGTCCGGCCAACCTCCATGACGACCATGTCGCCGCGCCGTGGCTGGTCGACCCGGTAGAAGCCCGCCGCCTCATAGTTCGCCTCGTACAGGCTGGTGTTGTCCTTGCTCTCCCACCAGCCGTCGGCGCGCTTGAAGGCCTCGAACTCGAGCCCCCACTCGCGCTTGTACCAATCCGCGCAGACCTGCCAGCAGTCCCAGGCGCCGTGGACGAAGGGCCGCTTGAGCAACGGCGTCTCGCCCGTGGGCACCACGGTTCTGAGGTCCCCCTCCGGCCAGCTCAGGATGTGCCAGGGTAGTTCGGTTGCTTCGCACATTGCCAGGTCCCGCGGTGACGGCCGGCTGGTGGCGTCCGGGTGGGAGTGAACGATGCCAATCACCTCGCCCAGGTCCTCCGCCGCAGCGTATTCCTCCGGATCGATGCGGAACTCCTCGTTCGGCTCGGTCGCGGTGTTCTTGCACGGGAAGTACTGCTGCTTTCGTCCAACGGCCAGCAGAAGCCCGCAGCACTCCTTCGGATACTCGGTCGCCGCGTGCGCCTGGATCGCGCTCAAGATGTGTTTGCGCATTTATTGTCGCCCACTAAAAAGGGCGCCGAAGCGCCCTTGATTAAGCTGTAATTTTCTTGGTTCGAGGCGGAGCAAGCAGCGCTTTGCCGACGATGCCCGATTTCACTCTATTGCGTATGGTGGCGGAATCAACTCCGGCAATTTTTGCCCATTCGACAATGGTCTTCTCCTCTCCATCGATCACCACTGTTGCGTTGCGCTTGCGGACCGGCAGGGAGGCGGCTTGGTCAGGAGTCATTCCTGCATTGAGACGGTTGTAGAATGTTGATTCCTTGATCCCTGCCTCACGCCAAACACTGGCGATATGTCTCTGTGCGCCAGATCGAGTGACAATGGCATTGTTCCGTTTATGCTCGCCCTGACCTAGCGCATCAGTCCGTCGGCAGTTTCCAGGTTCGTAATGGCCGTTCTCGTCAAGCCGGTCGATACTCTGGCCTTTCCGCTTCGGTCCCATGGCTGCCACAAAACCAGCGACGTCACGCCATTCGTCACAAACCTGAATGCCTCTGCCGCCGTAATCCTTGAAGTCTTTGGAATCAGGGTTGTAGCAACGATCAATCATCGTCTTCCACGTCCCATATGCGGAATGCTTGTGTAGGCCGTGGGTCGTGTGGGTCTCTATGACGCGCTTCTTGTTGAAACATCCGCACGAAACCTGAATGCCGCAAACAAGGGCGCTTCTCTGAACGACTCTAGAGTTTCCGCAATCGCACTCGCAGTACCACAGACTTGTTTTGTATGGCCTATCGTTTGGTTGCTTGCTTTTAACGACGAGATTACCGAATCGCACGCCAACCAAATCTGACGGATATTTTGCTTTCACTTCACACCCCTACAGCATGAACCCTAACAGCTGGGAGTGGCAGACCGGTTAGGGGCCGGCTTTTCGGGAGCTACCCTAGCCACTTGATCATTCTACTACGATCTTGCCACGAGACTCACTGCGGGGAATCCGCCGAAAGGCAGCGGGTTTCCCTCACCGAAGCGTGGGATGCAGCCACGGCCCAGGGTGGCATCACATTCGTCCAGTTCTGGGTTGTCGGTGATGACGCCGTCCTTGGTCACATAGGGCCCGGTGTAGCCGCAGTTGGGCCCGCGGTAACCGCCGGTGAGGCACCAGTGACAAAGCGTCGTAGCCTGGCGGCCGATGGACTCGCCGCCCACGTCGCCCGGGCTGGCAAGCTCCCAGGTAACCGTCTCCCCGTCTTCGTTCGTCTTCTGGTCGATGTACCAGACCTCGATCGCCTCCTGGGTTGGGTCTGCCTGCGGGTTGCCGCCGGGGAAGTTCTCGGCGTCCAGGTACGTGCCCAGCGTGTGCCGCATGGTCAACTTGAATTCCAGCAGGTCGTCGAAGGCCAGGCACAGCGCCGTTATCCGCCCGTTGACGTTGCCCACCGAGAGCGTCGGGCGGACCGCCGTGCCATCGCCGTTGGACTCGATGCCGTCGATCTGCATCGGCCAGGCGCTGTACTCGTTGCCTTGCCAGTAAATCGGCTTGGCCGGCAGCTCATCGGCCGCGGTGCCGGCGGCGATCAGCTCGGCCGCTGTGTGCGGAATCGCGTGCCCGTGGAAGCGCAGCACGTCCGCGCCATAGTCCGAACCGTCCAATTCGAAGAGCAGCACTTCGCTGCCAGGCTCGAGGGCCTGGATGTCACTGATCAGCGGCATGATTGCCCCTTATGGTTGGAAGGCCCGTTCGAAGGTGGCCGTGATCTTGAACACTCCGCCCCCCACTGGGGTTGGGACGGGATCGACGCAGGTGAATAGGCCCAGCTCGCCGAGCGGGGTTGTCCAGAGGAAGGCTTTCGCGCCGGCATGACGGTCGATAAATGCCATGATCTCCAGAACCCGAGCCTTCGAACCGCTGAAGGTTATCGGGTAGGAATCTTCCTTGTTGTTGGGGCCGTCGGCGGCGATTTGCTTGTAACCGTCGCCGAACTGCGCCGTCCTTACCCTGTAGGTGATCTCCGGCGAGTCGCCATGCTGGGTGGGCCAGGTAAATGTCTCGATAGCCATCAGGCCCTCCCATTAACGTTGCGGAAGCTGGTACCGCCAGCGCGCCAGGAATCAGCGACTGCTTTTTCCGCCACAACCTGCATTTGCGACTGAAGGCTCTTCGACAAGGCCTGCTGGTCGATCTGCATCCCTTCTGAGCTCCGATCTTGGGTGACAACGGTCACAGGCGCGTTGATGCTGATCGCGGTGCCAGAGCCACCTCCAGTGATTGCCCTCACGCCCAATTGGCCGCCGGCCGTGCGGGTCAGCGGCATAATCGCCTCCTCCCCTGCCTCGCCCATTACCCCAATCCCGCCGCCGGCCATGCCGAACGCTGTCGGCTTGCTGACGATGGAGTTGGCAAAGGCGGCGCCGTTGGCGAACATCTGCACACCACCCGACCAAGCGCCGCCTTTGGCCTGAATGCTGCCCGGGGTGAAGCCCGATAGGTCGCCGGAGTACCCTGCCTGGGTTGAGCCGGCGGATGACGCACCACCAAAGTACGAACCAGCAGCGGATGCTGCCAGGCCGAACAAAGCACTGAGCCCTTCGGACGCCGCAGTCCTTGTCGCGATTCGCGCCATATCGGCCAGCACGGATTTCGTGAAATCCCCGAACGAACCCTTCCCAGTGATGGCGAAGTTAACGACCGAGTCCTCCATGGAGCTGAACGCGTTGGAAAACAGGTCTCGCGTCTGACCGGCGATGTTGCGCGCGCTTTCCAGGTAGTTGCTGAAGGCCGAGGTGGCACCCTTGCGCCAGTCGCTTTGCGCCTCAGACATCTGCTCGTAGTTGCTGAGCACTGTCGCGCTCAGGTCCTTCTCGCTTCTGTTGATGGCGGCCAGCTTGGCCTGGTATTCCTCGGCGCTCATGTTGCGCGAGGCGTCGGCCTTGTCCCGGGCCAAATCCAGACGTTGCTGGTTGGCCCGGTCGGCAATACCGTTCAGTTCGCCGTTGATTGCGTTTTCGCGGTCGCCCCTGCCGACGCCATCAGCTGCACGACTCCCAGCACGCCGCAGCACGACGTTCTGCTGGTCCAGGGCATCGGTGTAGGACTTGATGGCCTGAGCCTGCTTGGCGAGCCGTCCCTGCTCGTTGGTGGCGATTACTTCGAGTTCGCTGTCGGCCTCCTTCTGCGCCTTGACCATGTTGGCCCGGGCGTCGGCGATCTTCTGGTCCAGCTGGATCCGCTGGGCCGCCGATGTGCTGGCCTTGCCCTTGGATGCTTCAAGCGCTGCGATCTCGGCCTCATAGGCAGCCGTGACCTCGTCGCGCTCGTTGCCGATCAGTGCCTGTCGTTTGAGCAGGTAATCTTCCTGGGTGACCAGGCCGGCCTTCTGCGCTGCCTCCAGCTCCTTCTGGGCGTTTTTGTACTCGCCGAGGATCGCCGAGAGCTGGTTCTTCGAGTCGTTGAACTCGGTCAGATTCAGCGCGCCAGCCGGGCCAGCAGCTTTCTTCTGGGCATCCGCAATCTGCTTGTTGACGCCTGCGACTGCCGTCTCGTACTGCTTCTGTAGATCAGGTGAGTACGTGTTGTTGGCGATGTTCTTCTGGCGGGCTTTGTCCAGGTCAGCGAGCTTTTTCTCAAGCTTTTGTACCTGGGTCTGCGCTAAATCTGCCTCGCGAGCGATAAGCTGCATGCCGCTGACAGCCGCTTCCTGGCGCTGCTGGTCGAGCTGCTTGGCCTGAGCGCGATTGCGGCGCTCTTGCTCCTCCAGCATCAGCGAGGCTCGATCAGCCTCTATCTGGGCCACGCCGCGACCACCGCCACCTCGCGGGCCGGCCCCGAGGCGCGCTGCGTTCTGAGCCTGAAGCTCCAGATCGGCCAGCTTTTCCTCGTAGGTAGCCTCCCGACCAACATCCAAGGCAGAATCCCAAGCCCACTTGGCGGCCTTGGCGACCTTGTTCCAGGCGCCTTCGATCAGTCCCAGGCGCTGGGTGATTTGATCCCCGCGCGATTGGATAGCATCAGCGAACGCATCGGTGGCCAGCCTGACAGCGGCCGCCTGCTCACCCTGCTTCTCCAGGGCAACGATCTGCTCGTAGACCGAGGCCGTCAGGTAGTGATACTGCTCGTTGAGCTTTATCGAGGCGGCCACAGGCTCCTTGGCGATCGAGGCGAACTGGGCAACCGTCTCCTCGACAGCTTTGCCCGTGGCCTCCTCCATGGTCAGGGCGGCCTTGGTGATCTCCTCGAAGCTGTAGGCTGCGATGTTGCCACTGCCCGCCAGTTGAGCGAGAACCGCCGCCGCTGCGCCTGTCGTGCCCACAGTCGAGCTGACTTGCTTAGCCAGAGAGGCAAGGCCGCCAGCCGTTGTCCCTGCGTAATTGCCGGTCAGGATCAGCGACTTGTTGAATTCGTCCGCCTCCTGGCTGCCCTTGTAATAGGCCAGCCCCAGAGCCGCTGCCGCTGCCGCCGCGACGGTGAACGGATTGACCAGGCCGAGCACATAACCGCCCAGGGCCTTTGCTGCCGGTCCGATGCCGCCGAACATATCCTTGAGCTGACCGCCCTGTTGGAGCAAAACCGTCAGTGGGCTCTGGCCGCCCTGCAGCGATACGGCGATGTCAGTGAACTGCGCGGGCACCCCACGCAGCGCAGCAGCGGTCTGCTTGGCGGTGTTGCCTGTGCGGGTCAGGGAGTCATCGAAGCGGCCAAGGTTCGTCCGAGACTGGTCGATCTTCGCCTGGTATTCGCTGAAGGTCGAAGCATCCAGCGCGCCTAGCTTCTTCTGCTTTGCCAGCTTGCTTTCGAGCTCATCCAGCCGACCCAGGGCCTTTACGGTCGGGTCGATCTCGCCGAGCAGATCCGAAAGCTCGTCCTTCTGCTTCTTGATCGATACCGAAGCCTTGTCAGCGCTCCGGGAAACTCCCTCGGCAGCTTTCTCGGCGCGGCCACCCGCCGCGGTCAGCTTGTCGAGGTCGGAGCTCGCCTGCGCAGCATCGGTCGAGTCGACCTTGATGCCGAGTTCAGCAATAGAAGTCATGCGGGCTCCGTTATTTCGATTCGCTCATCACGAGCATGGCTTCTGCTTCCATGACGCGGATGTCGTGGAAGGCTTGTGTGAGTTCGCGCCGCTTCATGCCCAGCATGCTGGCGACAGGCGGGAGGGCGTTATAATCCAGGCCAGAGGCCCCGCCCATGCCGGTGCGCCACTGGGTGGACATGGCCTCGAAGAGTAGGAACGCGGACCAGTTGTCCGGCCAGACGTCGTACTCAACGGGCGGGATATCCGCCAGGGTCATGCCGAAAGCCGCCAGATCTGCTTCGGATGGCCCCGGCTCGTACAGAACACGGGCGGCGCCGGTCAGTTTCCCAGGCGGGCCGGTTGGTACGCGCTCTGGTATGCCTCAAGCACGGCCTGTGGCGCGCCAACGCACGTGGTAACCAGGGCGGCCAGCGATTCATCCGACAGCTTGTCGTCGAAGGCCCAACCCGCAACGATGTCCTTGAGCTGGCCCACCTGGATGGCAATCTCGGCGACCGTGGCTTCCTGCCAGGAAAGACCATCCTCTTGGACGTGCTTCTGGTGTTCCTCTCGGGCGGCGTTCCATTTGTCGAAGTGCGCGGCCAGGGCCAGGCGGTCCAGATATTTGAATTCGAACTCCACGTCTTCGGGCTTGCCGCCCACGCGAGGAATGGCGACCTTCGCCTTGAAAGTCGGGTTCTGGGAGATCTTGATCTTCGCCATGGGTTACACCGCCGCCGAATAACGGGTTGGACGACCAGCTAGCGACAGGCTGATAACGCGAGTCATCAGGTTGTTGCGGGACAGGGCCGGGGTCGAGGTGATGGTCACGTAGGCGTTGTAGAGGATCTTGTCGCCGTTCGGCAGGTTCAAGCGCAATACGCGGGTCACCTTGTCCTCGTCGGCAGCCTCGACCACGGCCACATAGGGCAGAGCCGGGTCGTCAGCCACGGTCACGGACATGCTGATCGGGTTCTTGGTGGTCGGGATCTGGCGATCATCATCGTCTGCTAGGAAGCCGAAGGTCAGGAACTGCTGGTCGCCGCCGCTGGTGGTTACGTCGGTGATTTGCGAGATCTCGGCGAAGCCGGTGACCTCGCGCACCGAGCCAATGCCCGAGCCAGCTGGGTATGGCTGGAGGTTGGTGGTGTTGATATTTTCCAGCGCGAAGGTGCCGGTATCGCTGTCGGAGACGCGTGCGGCACGATCATTCAGGCGAGTCCAGCCCGAAGTCACGGCGATGATGTCGCCATCGGTCAGGCCGTGGGCAGAAGCGGTCGCTACGGCTGGGTTGGCGTTGCTCAGCGCCGTCACCGGGATGGCAGTGCCGTACGTGGCGGCGATTTCAAGGGTGGCGCCGTTGGGGAGTCGAAAGCCCATGTGTTTTTCCTCTTTGCAGAAATGACAAAACCCGCTCAATGGCGGGTTCTGGGTTTGCCCAACGGGCGAATTAGGTTGTGGTGTCGGCTCGGTACTGGAAGGACACCGGCAGGGTGAAGGCTGTGTCCTCGGTCTGCTCGGGGCCTGGCTCGACTGGAGTCATCACCAAAGCAGTAAAACCGCTTCGGGTCAGGCGATCATTCAGAGGGTACAGCGCGGCAAGCTCATCGGCGATCGTCTCTGCGCCGGCAGGGCCATTGCCGGTCGGCGTCACAATGGTTATTTGAAACAGTCCGGTGTAGAGCCGGTGCGCTCCGGCCAGATCGTTGCTGTCGGTCCCGGCCGGGAGCAGGAAAGCCCTCAGGTACGTCTCACCGCCGTTCGGGGTGAATGGCACATTCTGGTAGGCGATGCGCAGCGCAGGCGTTCGCGCCGCCGCCCAGGCCTTCAGGCGCGACTCCAGCAGGGAGCGGATGATCTTGTGGCTCATACCTGGTTGTTCCTGATGGCCTCCAGCACGATCTGCTGGAAGCGGGCCACGGTGATGCGGACCATGCCGCCCGGGGCCTGGGTCGAATGCCCGAACTCAAGCGGGATGGCGTACGGCAGGTTGTTCACGATGAACGCCGTCTGCCCCGCCTTGAATTCAAGTGCACCACTGACCAGCCGGGTGGTGGTTGCCTCGCCAGTTGGGTCCGGTTTAATTCGAAAGCTGTTGTCCGGGGAGCCTATCGAGAAATTCCAGTTCCCACGGAACCGTCCGCCGACATAATCCTGGCCGGCAACCAGACCGTTCACGTTGAAGTTTTGGTCCCTCTCGGTCTTTGTCAGGGGCTTGGCATACTTCACGCCACGCTTGAGGTTGCCAGCCTTGGTGAAGTTGCTGTCGGTCAGGTTGATGACGGTGTTTCGGACAGCAACCTTGAAGTCATAGTCATCCGCTGCCCGCGTATTGGCCTGACGATAAGATACGTTTGCTGCCCAGATTTCGGGATTGCCCACCGGAGACATGCGGATCACGCTGCTGCCGATCTCGATGATGATCTCTCGCAGACTGGCATCGATGGCTTCGGTCGCTTGCTGAGCGAACTCGGCAAGGCTCAGCGCGAAACTGCCGGACTGTCCGGCACCCGCCCGGCTCACGACCGCACCTGCAGCTCATACAGGATCGGCGTGCCGGCGGGGTTGACCTCTTTCATTGGGGGAACAATCGACCAGGTGCGGCCTTGCGCAACCACCTTGTCGAGCAATCCAGGCACCCAGGCCATGCCCTGCGCGGCGATCTTCAGCTTCTTGTCGCCCTGCCTGATGAGACTGTTGGTTTGGAACTCTTGGCCGGTGAAGTCGAGCAGGACGCCCTGGGCGATTTGTTCGATGGTCGGGCCTGGCACTTCGGTGCCCTGATCGGGATCGTACTCGCCCGGTTCCGTTCTGCTGATGGTCACCGGCTGGCCGAACTCTGCGATCATCTCCAGAGCCATCGCGGCCATTTCGTCGTAAAAGGCCATGGTGGCTCCGTATCAGCTATGCGCGAACTGCGAAAAGCCCGCGTTTCTGTAGGTAATCAGCGAACTGCGTAGCGCTTGGCCGGTCCGGCGCCGCAGGCAACAGCCGGCCACTGGTGTTCGAGATTGTCGCGTATTCGCGAGTTACCGCACCTTCGACACGCTCGAGCGTAACAGCGCCTTTGCGCTTGTCGATTGGGTCGATGTCGTCAGTGTGGATCTCAGCAGCCAGGGCCATCTGCCCGTACTGGATCCGTGCCGGCAGGTAGTTGTCAGGCTTGATCTCGCAATCCAGCTCAACGCCTCGTCGCGGCCAGGCCAACGCCTGCTCGCTACTCATTTTCCGACCTTTCCAGACCATGCCATCCATCGCCAAGGCGGACCGGCGAAGCAATGCCTCTTGCGCCGGAACTTCAGCAGGGATGACGACGCCGAACTTCACGGCGTACAGGGCCAAGTCTGCGGCGCTCGCGTAGCTTTCGGCGTCAGGCTTGCCGGTGCCGTCCTCGATGATGAGTGTCATGGATTATTCCGCAGGGATGAGTTTTACAAGGTCAGCCTTAGGCGCTTTCGGGTCGAACTCGACCCCTTGGGCGGTCAGCCATTCGCGCAATTCTGCCACACCCATCTTCGCTGGATTGGTTTCGGCTTCGTCCGCTGCGTACTCGGGTTTCAGCTTTGCCTTGGGTGGGCTATCGGACTCATTGTCGCGGTTCTCGGTAGCGCTCGCATCGATGATGCGCAGGCCGGCCTTCTTGGCCAGCGCCTTCACGTCGTCTTCGTAGCGGTGGAATGGCCCCGGAAGGTACCAGATGTTTTTATCAGTCATCGTTGCTACTCCGCTGCGCCAGGGCGATAAACCCTGGCGCAGTCATTGAGGGGTTACTTGGAGGCATCACCGATCAGAGCAACACCAGCGGTGTGCTTGATGCTGGTGGCGGTCTTGTCCCAGTTGGTGCCGGTCGCCAGCTCGGCGTCGGTTGGCGACTTGCCGCCGGTGGTGGTGTCCCAGGTGTAGCCCTTAAGGCCCAGGCCGAAGGTGTAGTCGGTTTGCAGCGTGGTTTCGATACGCTCCTTGCCGTTGGTGGTCTGGACGTTGCTGATGATGTCTCGGCCGTCGTGGACCAGCGCAGCACCTTGCACCAGGGACAGGATGATTTCCTTGTTCGGGGTGCCGGCCTGCATCAGCGCCGGGGCATCCGTCACGACGGAGATCTTGCCGAGGATGTCCACCACACGGACGTTGCCAGCCTGGAACAACTGCTGCTGGTTCGCCAGGTTTTGACCTACCAGCTTGTGGTAGCTGGTGCCCTGCATTACCTGGGTGACCAGGTTCTGGCTTGCGTCGCCGAACTTCGCGTGAGCGTTGTTCAGGGCCGCGTAGGTGATGCCCGCAGTAGCCGAGACATCATTGACCGCAGCGGCCTGGGCGGTGATTGCAGCAACCAGAGCGGCGATCGCGGTGTTCAACTGGTCCTTCAGGAGGATTTCAGCGAACGCGCGACTGGCAACTTCAATGCCTTGCGCGGTTGGGCGCTCCAGCCAGGTCATCTGCGATGGCTCGTAGCGGATCGGACCGAAGCCGCCGGCGACTTTAACCGAGGTGTTCTTCAGCTCGGTCAGGTCGGTGGCAGCAACGGCTGCGTTGGTGCTGTAACGATCCACGCGGCGCTGGGCAGCAGCCAGAGTCTGGAAGAACGACTCCTGGAGGAAGTCACCGGTGAAGCCGTCCGGAGACAGCACGATTGCACCACGGCTGGCGGCGTTGAAAGCGGCGAGATACTGATCCAGCGTCTCGAGAGTCGCCGGCATGATGTATTCGTTGAAAACCTGCATTTGCGACAGGGACATGAGTTATTTCCTTACGATTGAGGGAGATCCGGGAACCGGCTCGCGATTGCTGCCTGTCGTTCCTCTTTGGTGCCGCCGATTTTTCCTTTTGCGGCCCCGCCGCCACCTCCAGCACCCGCAGCCCCGCCGCCTGATGCCTTACTACCCGCGATCAACGGCGCGAAGGCCGTGTCGTTTGCGAATTCTGCTTTCAGCTCGTCCAGCGTTGCCGCCGAGAGCTTGCCCTGCTGATCGAGAACGACCACTACAGGCTTCCCGTCCCGCTGTTCGACGCTCAAACGGCGCTCGATGTGCGGCAACAGGGCTTTGGCGCTGCCTGGGATTGCCAGAGCAGACGCGATGTCAGTAGCGGTACGGCCCACGGTCAGATCCCGGATCTGCGTGCTCAGCGTGCCGCGCTCCTGCTCCAACATTGCGCTCAGCTCGGCCTCGCGCTTGCTGTACTTCTCGGACCAGGACTTTTCGAGCTCTTCGACGTTGCCCGACTTGCGAGCGAGCTCTTCACGCTCGAGGCGCGCAGCCTCTTCGGCTTCCCGCGCTTTCTTCTCGGCCGCTTTCTTTTCGCCGAGCAGTTCATCAACCTTGGCCTTCAGGCCGGATACGTCTTCAGACTGTGGCAGTCCTTCAATACCGAGTACGAACTTGCCGTCCTTCTCGGTGTAAAGCGCGCGCACGGTGTCATCCACCCCTTCCAGAGTGTCCAGCTGATATTTCAAACCCATTTTTTGTCTCCCAGAGACGTAGATGCAGGCCCTGCCTGCTATTTGATGCCTGCCCGCTCGAACGCCAGAGGCTCTAGAGCCTTCATCTGTACAAGGGTCAGAGGTGAAAAGTTGCGATCAAGCTGCAGTTCGGAGAAGCGCTCAATGCTCAAGCCGCCCTCGCGGAATAGCTTGGCGCGGACCGGGCCTATGGCCTTGTCCTGGAACGCGGCCGGCTGCTGTTTTAGCCAGTCGTAATAGCTGAGGTCTGCCCTCACCTGCTGCGGACCACTGCCGCCGACGGATGCGCGCGTGGCGTCTTTGCTGAACAGCGCGCTGAAACGCGTCACCGGCACAAAAGTGGTTCTGCAGTTGATGTGGAATGGCGGCCTTGGCCCAGAGTCGAGCGGGAAACGGCGACCATCCAGTGACCGGCACTGCACGGTGGTCTTGCTGTCCAGAGTGGCGACAATCTCGATCTGCTGCACGATGTCGCTGTTTTCCTTCAGCGTCTCCATGCGCGCCTGGGTGGCGACGTGTTGCACCGCCGTCCGCACAATGGCACCGGCGTTACGGTTCGTCGTTGCCAGGATGCCGTCGTTGTACTGGAGCGCCTTGGTGCCGCGAATGTTCTTGATGATCTGGAAGTTGGTCTGGCCTTCGAAAAAGCCCTGCCGGATCGCGCCTGTGAGGCGTTGCCGCTCGGTGGTGGTGAAGCCATCAATGAACGACTCGAGCAGCTTCCCGCCGTCGGCGCCGCGCACGCTGAGTGGATTCGTGAGGATTGCCGTCCTGATTGCAGCGGCGCCAGGGACCGCGGCATCGAAGGTGACGCCAACCGGCGCAGCCCGAGTCAGGCTTGTCGCCTCAAACTCGGCCTCGTAGTTGGCGATATCCACCAGGTCGAGGTTCAGCTTCTCGCTGTACCGGTCGAAAATTCCCAGCAGTAGGCTATCAACCTCGCTCAGCAGCCGCTCCAGGCGGGCGACGGTGTAATTCGTCAGGTCCGCCCGGGTCAGCCGCTCCCGGATCGACCGGTCTATCTCCTTGAGGAAAGGTGCGAACTTCGCCACCTCTCCCGACTTCAGCTGCTCCAGAAAGACGGCGTGCCGGATGGTGGCGTCAAGGATTGCTTGGTTTGCCGCCATTCAGGTTCCCCTCGTCATCATCCAGGTCGGGGCCAGGATTCTCTGTCTCAAGCTCGTCACGGATCTTGTCGTCGGTCTTTTCGGGATCGATAACACCGCGATCGCGCAGGTACTGCCAGAAGTCGGACGACGGCAATTTGCCGCCCTGCACCGCATTGAACAGGCTGGCCAGGATCGTCGAGTCCAGAGTGATCTGGCTGAAGTCCTGATTGAGCTTGTAAATCACCTCGCCAGGGGCGTTCGCGAACTCAGCCATCCAGGCCAAGCACTGGCTGTAAGCCTCGCTGACGTTGCTCACGACCAGAGAGAGAACGCTGTGCTCGGCGGCGCTGTCGTTGTCGGCCTGGGTGGCGGTCTTCACTGCGCTCCCGCGCTCAATCAGCCGGGCCCCGAGTGACACCATGTCTTCCTTCTTGGCGTCCATGGCCTCCTTGGCAACCGTGTTCGGCTGAGCCTGCCAGACACCACACGCGCCATTGACAGGCAGCAACCAAGGAGCCCGGGAGCCCAGGAATATCCCTGTCTTTTCGAGATGGTCGCGCCATTGCTCATCGAGGCCTGACATCCAGGGTTGAGGCTGGCCAACCAGGTAGGCCGCCTCCTCATAATCCGCGCTGTTGCGGTAATGCCCGATATTCACTTCGGCCATGTCGTACAGCGGCGAATCGTCGATGCTGGTGTCGTTGTTCTCGCTGCCCAGGAACTGGAACGGGATGATCCGCCAGCGCTGGCCGGAACCGTTCAGCGGAGCGAAAGGTGCCACCGTCATCTCCGTCTTGCTGGAACCTTCTTCCCAAACTTCCTGCGTATACACGCCAGTGGCATCCAGGCGCAGCACGCGATACTGCACAACCTGCTCACTGCCGAAGCCGTCGTCAGTGTCGACATCGACCTTTTCGCGCAGCACAACCAGGCTCAGCATGTGCTGACCGCCAACCTGGCGCGTCTTCCAATTGATGATCGATTCAGCTGGATAGCTGGCGACGTTTGCGCGTGCGCGTCCCGCCTGCTCGTCGGCCCTGCTTACGGTGCCAGACTCAACGGCGGCATAGTCGACCAGGAGCCCGTGACGACCGACCTCAAGCAAATGCCCGATGACCGACTGCGACTGCTGGTAGATGCTGACGCCCTGCCCGTCGATGTCCTTCGACACATAGTCGAGCGCACCGGGAACGGTCAATGTCGGCCAGGTACGGAACACTGCGCCCACCAGACTGTGTTTCGTGCGCCCAGTGGCGTTGTAGAACACTGCGCGCTTCTTGTATGCGTCATACCGGTCGCGATTGTCCTGGGACTTGTCCGAGGCATTCGGCCTGGGCAAGTAGTAATCGCCGGCAGCCTTGACCGTTTCCGAGCCCTTGCAGACGTCGCGCACCAAGCGCCAGCGGTACTGTGCCGCCGTGTACTCGGGACGGGTGAAAGTGACGTCCGTCATCGAGCGACCCCCATTTTCATTGCGGTGACCGGTTTGATGATCGGGTACTCGCGGTGGATGAAGTAGCCGCCAGCGTCGTTCGTGTGATCGATACCGGCGGTTTTGTCTGGCTCCCCGTTCGCCCCCCAAACCTGCTGTTCCAGGCCATCGGCATAGGTCGGACAGGTATATGGATTGACCAGGTAGCGGCGCTCGCCCTGCGCATTGCAGAAGACGGCGTTCATTGCGTTGATTCGGTCCTTCACTGGCGGGTTTGCCGCTGGGGCGATGACCGCGAACCCGGCCTGCTTGAGCATGGCAAGGTCGGTGATGCTGGCGTTAACGGACTTGCGCGAGTCGCCCGAAGCATCCGGGTAAATCCTGATCTCGCACGTCTTCTTGAAGTCGTTGCCGTCGTGCTGCCAATACCGCTCTTTGATCCGCCGGATCATGTCAGGCGTGTCGTAGCCATCAATCAGTTCATCAACCGCCCTGGGCAGCCCCTGGTCACGCTTGACGTGTGTGATCGCTGCCATCTTGCCGACGTTGAAGTCCATCCCGATAAACAGCGGCTCGCCAGGCTGGACTGTGTCGAAACATTGATTCAGCTTGCGGTCATAGGCCGTGTAGATCGTCCCGGACGTCAGGTTGACGAACTGGCCCTTCAAATACGCCAGGATCAACTGTGGCGGATACGACTCCATCAGTGACTCGATGTAGTCGTCCGGCAGGTTCAGCTCATTGTCGAAGGTGCTGGCTTGAACCAGGCCGTACATATCCTTCAGTGAAGGCTTGTCGCGTAGCTGCTTCACGAACTGCTGGAAGACGAACTTGAAGCCCTCAGGTGTCGTGGTGACGTCTACCCCGTTCTTCAGCCCCGGCAGGTTGTAGCGCATCCGGGCAATGATCTTGCGCCAGGCCTGCTGCGCTTTGACTGCGGTCAGCACGTCCAGCTCATCCACCAGGGCGTGACCGATCTTGAAACCAACGATGGTCTGCGGCTTCTCCATCGATCGGCAAATCACAGTGCCGCGATATTGTCGGCCGCTGTAGATGTGAACCTCATGGTTCGCTTGGTTGATCTTGGTCTTCAGCCCCCAGTCATATGCCACCTCCTCTATCGTGGGATAGAAGATGTCTCGAATCTGTGGGTAAGTCGGGGCGAAGTAACCGGCGTTGACGCCAGGCCACTCCATGAAGTGCTTGCTGAGCGCCGAGCATCCCACCCAGGTCTTGCCTGAGCCGAACCCGGCAACGAACGCTCTAAACTTGTGGGGCAGCGTGAGGAATTGAGCCTGCGGAACGTTAAGGCTCGGCATTCGGCTTCCTCGCATCCACTACGTTGACCTGGATACGGGTCGGGATAGCCGGCTGGTCTTCTGGTTCTTCCTTGCGGGAGCGGTTGACGAACATATCGCCCGTCTCTTTCGCTGCCTGCTCGAGGATCTGCATTGCCAGCGGGATATTCTTGGAGCTATCAGCTCTCTCGAATGACCGATTCATCGCACGCAACCGGAAGGCGCGATTCGCTATAGGGATCTCGGCGGTCTCTTCCCGGAACCGCTTGCGGGTGTCTTCAAAGACTGTCCGCCACTTCACTCCAAGGTCACGCCCTGCATACTTGGTGGGGTCGTACAGCTCGCACTGCTGGCGGGTCAGTTCAAGGCCGAACGTTTCCTTGACAGCTTGTACAACCTGGGTGGGGGTATCGAAACAGGCTAGGGCCTGCACAATGAAGCGCTTCACCTCATCTTTCAGGGCTGCCATATGGGTTTATTCCGTCAAGGTCCTGTCAAGGATCAGGCCGACTTGAGCAGACAGGTTCCGCAGGCCCTCGCAATGTTCAATTTCCCCACCTCAGCAGGACTGTTTGCTGCATCCACCAACGCTTGAACGTCAGGGCTTGCACCGTAGCGGCGGACCACACCAACAAACTCCTCGACGTCATGGCCTTGGAGCTTGATCTTCGGTGCGCCGTCCTGGGTGAAAGCTGGCTGACCGTACTTGTCGGTCGCATGAGCCAAGTGATACAGCTCGTGCTCGATCAGGGCACAGAACTCCAGGTCGCCGCACTGGGCACAGTAGTCAGCGGCCAGAGTGATGATGAAAGTCGGCACATCGCCGAACCAGTCACGCATCTGTTGCTCCATTCGAGCCTTCTGCCAGCCACCTGCACGGAACGCTACCTGCTCGGCCTGGCCCAGTACTGTGCGCCCCTGCTTGCTGAAGCTCGACGACGCCCACATGACCCGGATGTCTGCATCCAGTAGGTGGGCATGGTCTGGGTTGTGGATGCTGCCGGTGTCGGCAAGGATCTCGGCCTGTAGCCAGTCCCACACTTCAGGCGATGGTGTCAGGCGGATGCCGAAGTCGGACAGCTCTGAAAGCTCAACCAGTGACGCAGGAGGCATTGGCCTGTTCATAGCTCCCCCCGTGTCGCGACACAATTTTCTGATTTGCGAAACGTGTCGCGGATTACTGTTTCTTGTCACAGCCCATGCAATCCTCACAGTTCATCGTGCGGCACAGCCAGGCTCTCACCCTCGCCCACCAGATGACCATGAAGATATGGCGCAGGCCGGCGAGTGCCAGGGACATGTGCAGCGTAAGGCCCGCGGTGGTAGGGCCAAAGAAGATGTTCTGGCTGCGGGTCATCACAACAAACCCGCTGATGGCGACCGCCGAATAGATCAGCTTGCCGAGGATGCCGTCTCGCACCCGACCACTGAGGACACACCAGGTCGCCCACAATGCGATTAGGCCGCAGGCGATGGAGTTGATCAGTTCAAGATTCATGGTGGATTGCCTCCCCCGAACCGCTGGCGGATAAGCGCCCAGAGGTCAGCGGCTTTGATTGCTCGGTTGATGGCGGCCAGAAGTGAACCGCCGAAGGTGCCCAGCAGGAAGCCGATACCGGCAACGATCTTTGGCTCGGTGACGTTCAAGTAGGTGCTGACCATGCTCGTCAGGTACAGCGAGCAGGCAACCCCAGTGATCAAGAACACCATCCAGGCGCGCCAGTCGGACAAGTCGTCCTTATGCCACCAGCTCGCTACAACGGCACCAATGAGGCCCGCAATCACCAATTCGAACCTGTCGATCTTGTCGAGCAGGCGCTGTAGATACTCCATGCGCTCGACTCCGGCTGTGCATGATTGAAGAAAAGGGCCGGTGTGAGCGGCCAAACGCTGGGGAGCAGCGGCGAATAGGTCAGCTCCAGCAGCACTCTCAGCTCAGGGCGATGGGTGTGGCGGGGCCGAAAACGAACACGCCTCGATCAATGTCGAGGCCCTGAATAGGTAACAGCCAAATACAACAGAACTGTTGTATTACCACAAATCTGTTGTATACTGGTCTCATCCAAACAACGAGGCGAGGTGATGAAGTTCAGCGAGTTCAGACGATGGTTGAAGGCCCAAGGGGTGACCTTCGAAGCAGGCAAAGGAAGCCACTTCAAAGTCACCGCCCCAAACGGCAACAAGACAACCTTCGCGGACCACGGATCCAAGGAAATGCCGGAACCGACCCGCAAGGCGATCATTAAACAACTGGGGCTCTAAGGGCCCCCTTCGCCATTCTGGAAACTGAACGATCACCTCCAAGGAGTGACCCATGTACGACTTTGCAATTCGATTTGAACAGGACGCCACCGGTGTGGCTGTGTTCTGCCGGGACCTGCCAGAGCTGAACAGCTTTGGCGATGACGTCGAGCACGCGATCCGTGAGGCTATGGACGCTATCGAGACCACTCTGTCGCTGTATGTCGATCAGCGCCGGGCGATTCCAGCCGCATCCGCTTCCCAGGAAGGCGAGCATGTCGTTCACCTGCCAGCGGTGACAGTGGCGAAGATTGCTCTGTGGAACGAACTCATCGCGCGGGATATGCGCAAGGCTGACCTGTGCCGGCTGCTGGGTATTGCTCAGACCCAAGGCGATCGCCTGGTGGACTTCCTTCACACATCGAAGATGGAAGCCCTGGAGAATGCATTGGCCGCGCTCGGCAAACGTCTTTCGGTTTCGGTCGAAGCGGCCTGAATAGGTGCGGATGGCCGGTGCTGATACCGGCATACAGGGTTCCGTCCGGACTCGAACCGGCAACGCTGGTCGCAAACCCTGTAGGAGCACCGGAATTTCACCGGCAAACCCGTGTAGCTTCCTCGCGCATCAGCCTGCGCATTCATCCGCATGATGTGAGGGTCTTTCCCCTCCGTCCGCCAAAGGCTATCACGGCGTCGACGCCCCTATGCATCGATCTCGCCGCTCAGGTCTCGCGCCACCCTGCGTCAGATGGTTGGTCAGGGTGCGCGGGCTGCCGGTGTTGTTTCCGTACGCCGCACTACCGGCTATCGACGTCCAGGTCTTCCCGAAGGCTGTCCTGGCTACAGGTGAATCAGAAAGCCGGCGAGATATCGAAGTAGTAGTCCTTCCCTTCCTCGAAATGCTCGGCCCGGTCGGCAGCCACATTCACGACGTATTCGCCGTACGGGGTGTACTTGCCGTAGATCGCATCCTCTTCCGCTGGATTGGCCGACCACACCGCACCGAAGTGCAGGCGCGTCAGTGATTCCGTCGAGCCCTGAACAGGCCCTTTGGAGCGGAGAGTCATTTTGCAGCGGGTGATGTGGGTCATCGGTAGAACCTCGAACGTCGATTTGGCAGGAGGGTCTTTCCGGTCTTTCGCCTGCATTTGGGCAATAAAAAACCCGGCGCTTGGCCGGGTTCAGGGTTTCGTGTGCGTTTCGCGTTACTTGTGCACTATGGGAAAAGTACCTCAAAAACCCCAACATGACAACACTTTTATGCCGCACACTCTTCTTTTTCTTCGTGAATCACCTGCCACACCGGCTGCTGCACACGAATATCCACTTCCTCAATGGCTTCGCGCAGGAAATTCCACGCTTCTTTCCAGTCCCGATCCCATACCTTGGGCTCGATGTGAACCCCGTAGAGCTTGAACATGCCCTCGGCGATACGAGCCGGCCCCCAAGGTGCCCCGTTGTGCGCCTCGACCTTGTAGGACTGTAGAGCCAAGGTCAGAAGGCAATGCACCTTCGCTTCCTTGGCTTCGGTGAGGCCGGAGAAATCCACGCTGCCCCAGATCAGCTTCTCGGCGTTGAGAACATGAACCAGGGTCATGCATGGGTGGTACAGGTAATGCCCGAACTGTTGCTCCTGGAAAGGCAACGTGTCGATTGCCCGGAGCACCTTGCCAATGGTTGCCAGGTGCGCGGCGCGGGCGGTGGACCGACCTACCGGTGTGCGGCGCGTCTCGCTGATGCTGATCCGCTGACCAGGAACCGCGAATCGGGCCGCCTCCTCTCCCTTCTCGGTGCCAAGCGCAGGAAATGACGCCTCGCGCTTGCTGATTCGGGCCCCCTTCTTCACCGGCGCCGATTCCGCCTTGTCGATTGCCACAGCGCTGATCGACGCGTTCGATTCGTGCTGTGCCTCGGTCCATACCTGACGTGCGTTGATCAGTTTCATGCTGCCTCTCCCCTTTTCAATTCTCTGGCCTTTGCCCGGTATTCGGCCTTGATGGTTTTGATTTCGTCGACGGTGTACTTGCGGGGCTCATGAAGCCCTTCGAGCCATGCCACGGCTTCGGCGCCGATGCGCTGCACCAGCCGGATTCGGTACTCGACCGCGTTACCGGACAGGTTTCGATTGCACTTCACACACTGGCGGTGGATGTTCAGCGGCTCGAATCGCAGCTCAGGACAGGCACCGACGGATCGGTAGTGCCCCGCGTCCCAGCGGCTGCCCGTCATGAGGTCGTTGTCGTTCGGCATCGAGTCGCAGCTGATGCACGGCAAGTGCGCGTCCCGCAGGCGGACGTACTCGTTCACTGCGGCCTGAGCCTCGCGCAGATGATCCGCTCTGCTTTTCAGCTTCTCCTTGCGGACCTTGATCTCACGGCGCTCGACCTGGGCCAGGGCCTTTCGCTTCTTCTCCTGCTTGGCCCGGGCAATGACGACGCCGCAGTCCGGTGAGCACCATGTCTGGAAGCTGGCCCGAGGGACGAATGAGGCCCTGCATGTTGGGACCGCGCATTTCTTTGGGCGTGGCTGCTTGGCCGTGAGACTGTTGGCTGTATGGCTCATGCGGACCTCCATATCTGGTCGCGCGTCTTCAGGCCATTTTTCTTGGCCTCGCGCTTCACCTTCCGCAGTTCGGCCTGCACCTGCTCAATGGTCATTTCTCCAGAGTGAATCTTGGCGACCAGGGATGCGCGCAGTTCCGAGCTGTCGGCGACAATCCCCTGCTCTTCGGCGATTTGGAGAGCCACACGCTTATCCGTTCGACGGTCGTACCAGTCACGCCTGCTCATGCGGCCACCTCGCTCAGCAGGTCGCTGAACACAACACCCTGGCCGGTGAAGTAAGCGACGATGCGGTCCGTGTACTGTATCCCCTGGGCGCGATTGAACAGGCTGGTCACCGGGAAGCCGTCCGGGCCGAAGAGCTTGCACTCGCCCATCATCGCCAGCTTCGTCTCATACGGCAGGTGGCGCATCACCTGGTACCAAGCAGCCTGGAACCCGGAATCCTCGTTGAGCAGGATCTGCACGCCGATGTGCAGCTTGCAGTACCGCCGAGCGTCAGCGGGATCGCCGATCTGGGTCATTTCCGAAATCCGCTTGTACATCGCGAACCACAGGGCATTCTGGTCGAGCGTGCGGTCCTTGCCAGGGCGCAGGGAGACGACCACGAACTTCTTGTCCCGGTACATGGTGCTGAGCTTGGTTATGGCCTCGGAGAGCTTGGCTTGGCAGTTGACGCTGATCTTGTCGGTCATGGCTGCCCTCCTTGAAGTATGAGCAACAGGCAGAGAACAATGAATGCAATCCCGAATACATCGCTCATGGCTGCACCGCCGCTACAGCTGTGTCGTCAACTCGCTTGTAGTCGCGCCAAAGGTGAGTGAGCGTTTTCCAAGTAGACCTGGAGCCATTGCCGGCCCAATAAGGGCGCAAGTACACGCTGTCTGCTTCAACGATTTGAATTTGGTACATTGACCCGCTTCGGATTTTGCGGACGATCATTCCCACCTTTGCAGTTTCAATTTGCGCGTTCATTGCTTCACCGCCTTGCCCAGGGCTGCGTCGATAGCAGAGTCCAGCCCAACCCCATTGAGAGGGTACTCATGAGGCCCTACCCATTCGCTGACCTGAATATTTGGGCCTGCGGAGGTCTCTTCACGTAGCCACCGGTACCGCTCAGCATCCCTTACGAGTTGTTCCTGCTCAGCTATTGCGGCATCCAAGCACTTGATGAGGATGGGATCTGGGCTTTCCAGCTTTGCGCGTAGCGCCTCGTTCTCCGCCAGCAGCTCCAGCGCCACCTCCTCCACGGTCTTCTCTCCAAGGAACTCCCCCAGCGCTTCAGCGTTCTGCTTCCATTCCTCACAGTCAGCCTTCCAGGCGGCTACCTCGGCCCACAGCAGGACCTGGAGTTTTTGTTTGTCGATGGTCATGTCAGAAGCCCTCCTTGCCGCGCTGCGATTCCCACTCGAACGGGATAACGATCACCCCACCCTCGCGCAGGCGATCGATGCAGCGCTCACCGACGGCGCCGGGCAGAGCCTGGCCGTCCAAGTTGGAAACGATGATGGTCGGACGCATTTCCTCGTACCGGCCGTTGATGATCGCGAACAGGGTCGTCAGCTCGAAGTCGCTGGGCTTCTCCTTGCTCACGCCGATCTCGTCCAAGATGAGCAGCGAGGGGCTGATCAGGCTCGACAGGATCTGGCTCTCGCTCTGTTCGCTGGCGTGGTCGTAGGACGCCCGGATCTGCTGGAGCACAGCGCCAAGGGTGCGATACACAGCCGTGGCGGTGGTCCTGGCCATGATCTCGTTGGCAATGGCTACCGACAGGTGAGTCTTCCCGGTACCAGGTTTGCCCAGCAGCAACAGGCAGCGACCGGTTTCGGCAATCTGCGGGAACTCCGCGGCGTAACGGCGGCAGGTGTTCAGGGCCTTGCGCTGTTCCACGGTCTTGGCGACATAGCCGTCCAGGGTCTTGCTGGCGAAGCGCTTGGGGATCAGGGCTGCACCCAGCTTGCGCTCCATGGCCATGCGCTGCTCCATGGCCTTGTTGGCGCGCTCGGCGGCCTCGGCCTTCTCACGGACTTCTCGGCCGCACTCAGGGCACCCGCTCTTCAGCTCCTTGCCCAGCAGCGGGAATATCTTCTGCTCGTAGGCGCCGTGGGTTTCACAGGTGGCCGGCTGGATACGCGTTCCTGGCGGCAGTTCGGGTGTCGGCTGGACTGTCTCAGATCGCATAGGAACCGTCCTCCCGTAGTTTCAGGCCTGCGGTGTAGTCGCGGTCGGCAAAACCCGTATGACGCGATTGTGGGAACGGATGGACGTTGCTGAGGGGCTTGTCCGGGAAGATGCCGGTCCAACCGTTGGCGATCGAGGTGGCGAGCACCTGGTCCGGGGCCGAATGCCCCACCAGCGCCTTGGCCTGCTGCTCACAGCTCTTGGCGGTAAGTGGCTTACGGATTTCCTTGCGGTGCTGGCACCAGTCGGCCCAGGCCTTGTCGGACACGTTGGCGGGCTTGGCAGTCAGCGGATCAAATTTTCCAGACTTCGCCGGCGCGTCAGCGCCTTGCTCTTGATCTTGTTTCTTCTCTTCTCTTCTCTTCTCTTCTCTGGTCCGCAAACTGTCCGCATCCGAAGCGGACAAATTGCGGACAGGTTTTTTGCGTTCGTTGCGCTTGCGTTCGGAATCGTTGGCGCGGCGCTTGGCGCTGGCCCCGTTGTGCTCGTCAAAGCGAGGCATTACAAGGCTTCCGTCATCCTCAACCGAAGCCCAGTCGACGTCGACCATGGCCTGGGTGAAACCCGGCCAGCCAATCACCGCGTCCATGGCATCCACGCTGTATCCGTGAAGCACGCCATCATCGGAATGGGTGTCGAAGATGCTCCAGGCTACATGCAGTCCGCCGATAATCCGCAATCTGTCCGCTTTCAATGCGGACACCATGCGGAACACTTTCGGATGTGTCTGAAGGTCTACTCGCATTTTTATCCAATCCCCGGCCATTACGCGGCCTCCTGAGTTTTCTGTGAGGCTTCACGACGTTCGGCCATGCCAAGCAGATGGCGCAGTGGCTCGGGGTCGCTGAATCGTGATTCACTTGCGTACTCAGCCAGTTCGGAATGCAGCGCACCGAATTCAATCCCTTCATCTGGCGCAAGGCCGTAGGGGCCAAGGCGAAGCGTCAAATCAAGCCAGACGAATGCGTGATGACATTGAGCGCAGCGCTTGAAGCTGTATCCCTGCCCGTCTTGAGCGCCAGACAAAAGCATGTAGCGATCACCGGGGCGGATATCTCCAGCGCACTCGCTACAGGTGTGTTTCTTCCGTGCGCAGACGCTTTTTTGGGTGCTGAAGTCGCTCATGCTGCACCCCTGACAATCCGAGCCAGTTCTGCAAAGCGATCGACATACCAATGAGGCTGCGTCTCGCGTGGGCATTGAGGGCTGGTGAGGTTCTTGCCGTACTGGAGGCCCTTTTCAGTCACGGACCAGAACGGAACCATGTCGCCGTGGGAGTTCTTGCGCTGGAGCTGCTTGAGGATTCCGTGCGATTCTAGGGCATGGTTGAAGGCCGCCGGCGAACAGCGGATGTCGTTTTCCTTTAGCAGGGCCGTGGCCGACTTGGTGGGCATTGAGGAGCCGCCGGCGGCATCTGGTGCGGCGTCAATTGCGTAGCCGGGCAGGAACTTGGCGTCGAGGCCGTTGTTGGTGGCGATCTGGGCGAGCATCATCACCTGGCTAGACGGTGCGGGTTTGAGCAGGCGCGTGAAGCACTCCAGAATCGCGAGCTCGCCGACGACCTTGGTGCCGTTGAGCAAAACCTGATTGCGGGCGCCCTGTTGCTGCTCCAGCTCACGCCAGCGGCGAATAACCTTCATGCGCATTGGTGCGCTGTAGCCAGTGAGCAAGCAGTCGGTGTGCTCTCGGTCGAGCAGGTACTGGACTTGCTCCCGATTGCGACCGTCCAGGTAAATGTCCTCAAAACTGAGTGCATCGACTTCCAGGTCTTTGAGCATCGCGGCGATGTCACGCTTCACGTTGTCGTGGCGCTTCCCGGTGATGTTGGCGATCTCTCGGGATGACATCGTGGTGCGCGACACGTTTTCAGATCCGGCGAAACGTGTCGCGACATTGGCCGGGGTATTGATCGTTTGGTTGGATTGGTGCATGATTCGCTCCAGTTGTTTCTCGCTGCTGAAAAAGCCACCCTCGTCCGGTGGTTTTTTTATGCCTGGTGAAAAGTGAGCCCTTCTTCAGGGCCTGTGTGAGGGCCTCAACTATCCGGTTGAGGGTCTCTTGAGTCCCACCAGTGTCAGAACTGGTGCCTTATGCCTGCCGACGAAAACCGTTGCTCCTGAGGTGATTGCCTCAAGAAGGATTTCGTTTACCGCTTCCTCAAACGTCCACCCTCTTGCCTCCATAAGCTGGTGAACCTTGGCGCGGATCTCTGGCGGCACGTTTTCTTCTGTGAATTGCTGCATTCGTGCCCTCCTGAGGGCCTCTAACCCGCGATATTCTTGAGATCCTTCAAATCCTCGGGCATGAGTGCCTCTATTGCTCCGTTGACTGCCGCCCACTCGAGCATTTCGAAGAGGTAGGTCGCGTACTCGCGCCGGCTTTTGTCAGCGGCACGCTGCAGTTGTCGATCAAGCAGCGGGTAGAGACGGATCTTGCGGGCGATGTCTCGGCGCTGATTGAGGGGGTCTTTAAAGCCCATACGGGGTTTGCTCCTGTGTGATTGGAAGGGTTATGCAGCTGATTTCTGGGACGGGAACGGACGCTGCTCCTGGGCCTTGAACGTGCCGTCAGGCAGTTCCAAGACGCGGATGTCCCGTTTCGCGATGAGCGCTTTGTGAATTGCCGGGGCGGTGACACGAAGAAGCCGTGCGGCTTCGGACTGCCCTTTTTCAGCAACAAACTTGTCGAGGGGGGTCTCGTTCATGATTAGGCCTCGGTTGTACATGAGGCCAATATTAACCATCTGTTAATTTTTAATCAATACCGATGGTTTCTTCTTATTTTTAACCGTTGGTATACATTCGCGCGATGACGAAAAAACGAATCCTGCCTCCTGACCGCCTGGCCGAGTGCGAAGCCGCGCACGCGCTGTTCCTCTCAAAGAAGAACGAGCTGAAGCTGAGCCAGAAGAAGATCGCCGATGCGGCCGGCATGACACCCGCTGCGGTAAATCTCTACTTCAAAGGGATCAACCCCTTGAACGCTCAGTTCGCAGCGGTTTTGGCCCGACTTATTCAAGAGCCGGTAGAGGCTTTCAGTCCGCGCCTGGCTGAAGAGATTCGCAGGATGACAAGCGCGCCGGTTGTGCGGGAGAACGGCGCCAGCTACTCAGTCGGCGGCACGGCGGCCGACGTCGTCCGAGAAATGCTGAGTCGAAGCGGGAAAAACCTTTCCGAGGATGCTCGTAGGCGATTGCTGGCCGTGGCGCAGGCTGAGGATGGCGGCGGTGCGATTGAGTTGGACTACTACCGCCCCGGCGCTGCGGGGGATGAGGTATGGATTGCGCACTACGACATCCGCGCCGCCATGGGCGGTGGGCAGATCCCGCACGACTACCCTGAAATGCTCCAGGACATCAGAGTCAGCCCCCAGCATTTGCGCGAGATGGGCGTCGAGTTCAAAGAGCACTTCCACCTCAAGATGGTGACAGGCTGGGGCCAGTCCATGGCGCCGACTATCAAGCACCGGGATCCTCTGCTGGTCGACATCAGCATCCGCGAGTTCGTTGGCGATGGGATCTACATGTTTTCCTGGGACGGCCACCTGTACATCAAGCGGCTCCAGTGGCTGGGCGATGACCAGTTGAGCATGATTTCGGATAACGCTCTGCATCCCGCACGAACGATCCGAGCCGAGGACACCTACATCCAGGCGCGGGTGCTGCTAGTGTGGAATGCTAACCTTGTTTAACGCTGAGGGCTGAAATGGCTGGCATGAGACGAATTGACAACGTGGGCGGGTTGCCGCTCCACGAAGATGGATCCGCTCCGCCACTTCGAGTTAACGATCTAATTCAGTTCTTGACTGATCGCAAGCGGAGCACTAAATGCCCTCACTGTGATTGGAAAGGAGGCTGGGAGATCGCGATGCAGGATGCTGCCGACAATGATCAGGAGCAAGGAGAAACTGACAATCCCTGCCTCCAAATCTTCAGAACTGAATCACTCTGTGGAAATTTGCATACATCTACTGCGGTGATCTGCCCTAATTGTGGACATTTCGGTCAGATAGCAACCTATAAGCTGAGGCAATGGAAGCTTGCCAAGGAGACGGGCGATGAGTGAAGTGATAATGCTCACGTCATGGGGTAGCAAACGCTCCAGTGACAACTCAGGTGGTGGAGACCATACTGGTGGTGAGAACCCGCCAGGAGGAGGAGATATGGAAGCTCGCGTAGCAAAACTTGAAAGCCATGTAGAGTACATGCGCCGAGACATATCTGATCTTCGAGCAGATGTGAAGGCTATGGCAGCTGATGTCGTATCATTAAAACTCACTTCGTCAAGCTCAGGAACCAAGCTTGACCATATTGATAAGCATATGGTCACCAAGGGGCAGCTAGCGCTCTACGCTCTTCTTACTCTGCTCCCGGTAATCGGTGGTGGCTGGTGGATCATTCAGCAATATCTCGCACCTCTTTTAAAAGCGATGCCGCATTAACTTCTTCGTTTTAAGTGCTTAGCCCGGCCCAGTGCCGGGCTTTCTTTGCCTGTCAGAAAGGCGCCTCCTCCTCTGCCCTTTCGACAAGCTCAATCGGTCGATCCTCCTCGGCGTTCGCCTCCCACCTCAGCGTCACCGACCCATCGTCGTTGAACGTCATGTCTATTCCGTCCGTTTCGGATAGCAAGCCCATCACCTCGTCCCACTCCCTATCTCCATCGCTGTCCAAGCGATGAATTGTCACCCAGCGCTGAATCTGCGCGACCGGGTGATTGATCATGTTTGAGACCCTTAGCCCTAGCCTCTCTATCCCGGACATTTCATACCGCCCGTGGGGCGCCTGTTGTTCTTGTTCGCTCATGACCACCTCCTGATAACTGTACAAACATCCAGTATTAAGCGAAGCATATCGCACGCCCCTCAAAAATAAATTAACCATCGGTATTGACGTAAAAATATACCGATGGTTAACTACATCCATCGAGACGCCACAGCGACTCGCCAGGGCCTCAACAGACCCGCCGCTCTTTAACAGCTCAGGATCCTCGCCATCGACTACCCCGGGTTTCATCCGGTAAGTGCGAGCAACAAATAGTCGATGCCATGCCAGCTCTGGAACTGGCCGTGCTCCCACATGTGAGTACGCGAAACCACGCAAGCCACCCTATGTGACGCCAGATGCGGCAGCGGGCAGAGAGAGGACTCCGGCGATGCGCGTGGTGGAGATGAAACACCGAATTCAAGAATTAGCGGTCCCGATAGCCTCGGCTGGGACCGCCGGACCTCATGCACCCTGCCCACATAACCGGGCAAACGAGCTGCAGCGTGCATGTTGTAGGGACCCGTGATCCAAGGCGAACAGATGCTGATTGACGCCCTGGGGAGGAAGCTCACCGCCAACCAATGACCAAGACCGGCCAGCCCTGCAATCAGCGGCGGGTAACTGGCCAACACCGCTGACGCAACAAACCCAGGCTGTCGCCAGTAGCGGGCCTGGGCTCCACATATTTACCGATGCCGCTTCTATGAGGCGGCATTGGAAATCAACGGAGTAAGCATCGTGAGCGAAGAACAGAGAGAGCAAGACCAGTTGCTGCAACTTATCGGAATCATGGCTGGCGGGATTGGCTATGGCGAGCTGGGCGCAATGCTGGCGGCTCGCAACCTGTACCGCGAAGCTGCTCAGTCCAAAAAAGAAAGCCAGCCACGGGCACGCAATCCCGAGCCGGCCGGGCCAGAGCCTGCACCACACAATGCTGAAAAGCTTTCGCTGTCAGTTGATGAGGCTGCGAGAGCGACAGGGATGACAAGACGTGGCGTTCTGGCGTGCATCAGTTCGGGATCACTGAAGAGCTTCAAGATTGGCAACAACCAATTGATCTTGGCTGAAGAGCTGAGGACATGGCTTCACATTCAAGCTAACGGAGATACGCAATGAAATCCTCGGATATCAAAGAGCCCCGCCATAAGGAGTTTTTCGAACAGGCGAAGAAAGAGATGGAGGCGATCACCGGTTCTGCCGCGACTTCCATTGTCGCCGACAGCGTGGCGGTCAACAGGCAGCTCGTGGAGTTCCTTGTAGAGTCCCGTCATGCAGTTGAGCAAGAAGCCGTCCTTGTAATTGACGCGATGTGCCTTGCGTTTGATGGCAAATCCGAAAAGCTCAAAACGCTCAGATCAGTTACTGAGCAAGTCTCTGCTGAGTCGGCATTCATGAAGGGCGCCCTCAGTTCTATCGAAACGAAAACATCTGAAATTGTGCGCCTCACTGCGGCAATTGACGGATTGTCGGCCAGCATGGAGCGGTTCAAGGCGCTGGTCGAGGATGGCACGCTGGATCGTGCTGCACGCGCCGCTCAAGTCTTGTCCTGACCGGACCTTTTCACTGATGCCCATCCGGAGCGGTGGTCATTAGGAAAACAACCGAACATCCCCGACAAGGAATAACCCCATGCAAGCAAATCAACTGACTACCTACTCCCGTCTTGGCTTGACGATCAGCAGCCCTGACGAAGCTGTTGTACTGAAGCTGGCGACACTGGCAATGACAGTCGATGCGGCGCCGGCCGCTTCTTCGGTTCCGGCCATCGGCGAATACTGGCCCGGCCAAGGCGGTGTTTATGTAGGGATCCGCCACTACCCTGACGGACCTCACCACTTGATCGTGGGTGCTGAAGACCTCGGCAAGTTCGCCTGGGGCGAATTTGGAGCCGAGACCGGCGCCACGAGCCGAACCCACGGCATCCTGAACACCACTACCCTGCTGGAAGCTGGTGGTTCATTCCCGGCCGCCGAGGCAGCAGCCAACTACACCGCTGACGGTCATCACGACTTCGGCCTTCCTTCCATCGGCGAACTCAACCAGGTGTGGCAGTACGTGCCGGACCTGATCACCGAGGGCGCCTACTGGTCGAGTTCGCAGCGCTCCGCCAACGGCGCGTTCTCCATGTACTTCGATGTTGGCTATCAGGTCATCAGCGGCAAGGACGACGAGCTCCGCGTCCGCCCCGTCCGCAGATTGCCAATTCATTGATTCATTTATTGCTTTTAATCGCAGGTGAATCGCGGGGCTGCTCAGGTACGAGCGGCCAGGCCTGATACGTGCCGGGCAGTGCCGGCCACCTGCAACCCTCAAGCTGGAGAATCGCATGCTCCAAATCTTCCTGATCGGCGCAGCGCTCAGCCATGCGCGGCCAGAACCGCCACCTGATGACGGCCTGCCAACCGGTCCATTGCGGATTCACCGCAAGCGCTGGCGATGTACCAGCGGGGCCCAGGCGTTCTGGCGCTGATGGTCCCGCCCCCAACCCTCGACCGTGAGCAACACCACCGCATCGAAAAGGCCCTCCTGTCCAGTTGGGTCTTTTCTTATCGCCTCTACCCGTCAGCACTCTCCCCCGCGCCCATCGGCAACCAGCGGGAGGGATGAGTGTTGACGAGTACAGGTGAACCCACAGAGGAAACAACCATGTGTAACTGCGCAACCGAAGTTGAATCGGCAGCAAAGGAAAAGATTCGCGCCAAGCTGCCAGAAGGCTCCCGTGACTTCTCCGCGGAACTGCAAGGGTTCGCCTGGCTCCTGGGCGGCACCGTGAGCATGAAGAACAAGCTCAACCTGCACATCGAGTACGAAGTGCCTAAGAAGAAAGGCGGCGGGTTCCAGCGCAAGAAACAGGATATGTCGATGCTCGGCAGCTACTGCATGTTCTGCGGCGAGAAGTACGACAAGGACGAGCCGAAAGCCGAAGCCGCCTAACCCCAAACACTGGAGGTCGCCATGAGCGATTGGATCAAAACCGCCAACCGATCTCCTGAAGAGGGTCAGCTAGTGCTGATGTGGGGTGGAAGTTTTGGCGACTTACGAATCGGGCAGATCGATTCAGACCTTGAAACGGCGCCGCACTGGGTCGATCAGGAGTTTTACGACTGCGACGAACCTACCCACTGGCAGCCGCTCCCCGCCCCGCCCATCGAATAACGCCACCCTGGAGGCGACCATGACTTACGAAGTGATTGTTGAAGGGTTCGTCCTCCAGGTGGAGGTGACCCATTGCGAGAACATCCCTCCTTGCTTCAACTCCTGGAACAGTGACTGGGACTTCTACGGGTCCCGTGAACTGGAATTCAAAATCGAATCGGCCATCTGCTACGACGATGACGGCGTGCGGATGAATGTTGAGCAGTCCCTTGAGGCTATCGCCTCGCACTACGGCCAGCAGATTGAGACAGCGCTGTGGGTCGAGATCGACGCGCAGAGTCGCCGACAACGGTGGGTCGCATGAACAAGCACGACATTGCGACCGGGATGATTGATGCCCGGTTCGACCTGCTGAACGCTGGCGACACGTCGGCAACTGTTCACACGGAAGCGTCCATGGCAATTGAAATGGCCCACTCGCTGGGCGTTATCGACCTTGCCGAATACGGCTCTTACCGGGCCCGCTTGGACCGCATCTACGAAATTCAAAGCCAATACGCGCTGGACCGCATCAGGACGAGCGCAAGGAGCAGCCATGACCACGCCAATCCATAAGTCGCTGATCGATGAGCAGATCGCCGAGATCGAGCGGAGCCTGACCATCCTCGGTGCTGGCTTGCCGCGCGAACTTCCTGTGGCAGCACTGCCGCCGAAGCTGGTAGCAGCTATCAAAGCTGGCCGGGTTGAAGTGAGGGCTCGGCCATGAAAGCCCTCATATGGATCATCACCGCCGGCCTCCTCATGACCATGCTGGCCTACACAGTGGTCAGGGATCACCATGTTGCTTGTCAGGTGCCTCAGCTCTCCCAGGTGCTGCGATGAGCGGCGAAGGTGCCAAGAAACGCCAGCAGGCCCTCGCCAAACGCTGCGCAAGACTTCGACGCCAGGGGCTCAGTCTCGGCGGCATCGCCAGTATCACAGGCGTTGACCGTGACAAAGTTGCCGCCCGCATAACGCTGGGCGAAAGGCTGCTCAGCCTGGAGACATCGCGATGACAAAAATCCAACGCCTGCGCAGGATCTACACCTGGCGCGGATCAGCAATCGTCCTTCTTCTCTGCACGGCCTGGATGCTCGCAAGCGCCTACGCCGATCGCATTACCTCCTAACTCACACCTTCAAGCGCTGCGCACGTCGCGGCAAGGATTCGCTCGTGTCCGCAAAAACCGAACTGGCTGTAGTGCCGCCCGCAGAAACCGCCCTGGCCGTCTACAGCGCGCCGAACGGCCTGGAGCCATGGCTTCAGAAGATCCGCACCGAGATCGACGGCTTCACGCCGGACATCAGCACCCGCAAAGGTCGTGATGCAATCGCCTCGATGGCCTACAAGGTCGCCCGCTCCAAGACCGCTCTGGACGACGTCGGGAAGAAGCTCGTCGCCGACCTGAAGGAAGTGCCAAAGAAGATCGACGCCGAGCGCAAGCGCGTCCGGGACACCCTGGAAGCTTGGCAGGAAGAGGTGCGTCGGCCGCTGAACGAGTGGCAGGCAGCCGAAGACGCCCGGGTCGACAAGCATAACGACGGCATCGACTGGCTGAAGAATCGCGACGACATGCTCGCGGAGCTGACGTCGGAGCAGATCAAGCAGCGCATTACGGAGGCTGAAGCGGTTGAGATTGGCGCCCACTGGGAAGAATTCGAAGCCGAAGCCGCCCGGGCGAAGGACAAGGTCCTAGCCGTACTGCGCGCCGGGCTCGCCAAGCGTGAGGCCTTCGAAGCTGACCAGGCCGAACTGGCTCGGCGTCGCGCCGAAGACGAGGCTCGCGAGAAGAAGGAGCGCGAGGATCGAATCGCCCGTGAAGCCGCCGAACGCGCTACCCGTGAAGCAGAGGAAAAGGCTCAGCGTGAGCGTGATGCGGCTGCGCAGCGGGCACGAGACGAGCAGGCAGCCGCGGAGAAGCGGGAGAACGACCTGAAGCTGGCCGCCGCCGAAGCCGAGCGCCAAGCAGAACTGGCCAGGCGGGAGAAGATCGAGGCGGACCAGAAAGCCGAGCGCGACCGCCTTCAAGCAATCGAAGATCAGAAGCAGGCCGTCGAAAAGGCGCGCCTCGATGAGATTGCCCGCCAGAAAGCCGCAGCGGACGAAATCCTGCGCCAGGAGCGGCTGCGCGAGGCTGACAAGGCACACAAAGCCAAGATCAACCGCGCCGCCCTGGAAGCCTTCATCGCTGGCGGCATGACCGAGGAATGCGCGAAGCAGGCAATCACCCTGATCGCCCAGCGCAAGATTCCAGCCATTTCAATTTGCTACTGAGGTCGCCATGTCTACCGAAATCATCATGCCGCCAGATCGGGAAAGCCAAATGCTCGCCAATCCGCCGCAAGAGATCAGCATGCTGGCAACGATCAGCCGGCTTGCTCTCGACCCACGCTGCGACATGGACAAGCTGGAACGCCTGATCAAGCTTCAAGACCGTATGGAGGCCAAAAGCGCGCTCGAAGCATTCAACGCAGCATTCGCTGAAATGCAGTGCGAAATGCCTTCTGTAGAGAAGCGCACCGAAAACACGCACACCAAGAAGATGTACGCCGACCTGGACGACATCAACTATGCGGTTCGCCCGGTCATGGCCAAGTTCGGCTTTGGCGTGTCCTTCAAGATTGTGAACCAGGCCAACGGTGTGAGCATCACCGGCATCCTGATGCACAAGGCCGGTCACCGCGAAGAAACAACAATGATCCTGCCCCTTGATACCGGCGCCGGGCGCAGTGCTGTTCAGTCGGTTGGTTCGACCACAACCTACGGAAAGCGGTATGTGATGTGCGCTTTGCTGAACATCACCAGCGGCGACGACAACGACAATGACGGGTATGTAGAGCCATCTGAACAACTGGTAACGCCTGTCCAGGCTCGACAGCTCCAGGCGCTGCTGGACAAATGCAGTGACAAGGCAAAAGAGGCGTTCGCCAGTCTCCATGGCGCCACGTCAGACGTCAGCAAGGCGGAGTTCGACAAGGTGCTCGGACAGCTCACCAAATCTGCAGCGAAAGCGGAGGCAGACAATGCAAATCATCAGTGACGTAGAGCAAGGGACTCAAGAGTGGCTGAACCTGCGCCTGGGCATCGTTACTTGCTCGGAGCTGGATTGCCTGCTGGTCAACGGGAAAGGCGAAGCCGGGTTCGGCGCTGGAGCGTTCACCTACATGAACACCCTTATCGGCGAGCGCATCACGGGCGAAGCTGCCGACCCCTTCCAGGGCAATCGCCACACAGAGCGCGGCCATGAGTACGAAGGCACTGCCCGCGGCCTGTACCAGGCGCAGGCGGACGTGACCACGCATCAGGTGGGCATCATCCTCAATCATGGGATTGGCTACTCGCCTGACTCGTTGATCGGGACTGACGGCCTCTGCGAAATCAAAACAAAGCTACCGAAGTTCCAGGTGGAGGTCATCCTCTCCGGCGAGGTTCCAAAGGAACACGTAGCGCAGTGCCAAGGCGGCCTCTGGGTTTCAGACCGCGAGTGGATCGACTTCGTCTGCTACTGGCCTGGCATGCCTCTGTTCATCAAGCGCGCCTATCGGGACGAAGTGATGATTCGCAAACTCGCCGAGCGGGTGAAAACCTTTTACGAAATCCTCGACGAGCGCATGAACAAGGTATTGGGGATAGCAGCATGATCAGCAACCACCTCAGCCTGGTCGAGCACAACCGGCCACAGGCAAACGCCCTTTCCGACCAGATCGCCCAGTTCCTGGCGGCAGGCGGGCGAATCGATGAGCTGCGAAGCCCTCCGCGCAATCCTATCCCGCCGGCCCGCTCAACCCGGATAGACCCTGAAACGGTCCTCAAGCGCAAGCCGGCGCCTCTGACATTGGCCGAGCGCCGGGCGCTGCGCAAGATGGCGGAGGCGTTATGAGCAAGCGCAAACCATGCAACCGGCGGGTCCAGATCGAGCGCAGCATGCGCGCCCTGGTCAACACCCATCATGCCGCGGTCATCAACATAGACCCGAGCGGCCTGCAGGTGATGATCAACTGGAAGAATGGGAAGCAGATCCTGTCGAAAGCAGTCTCCGACGCGCTCTGTGATGTTGCGCACCGCTGGACGATCTACATCGCCGGCATCTGCGTTCGCCAAGATGGCGCCCAATACATCAAGTCGATAGACATCAGGCCGGACGGTGTCCACCTGGTGGAAAGGCTTTCTGACGTTCTGGAACATTTCTACGAAGAGGTGAAGGCCGACTGCAACCCGAATCACCGGATCGGCATGGGTTGGCTGGCGGTGCCCGGCGATACACCGGTACCCGAGGCGCGATTGTCTGCGCTACTGGCTGCCGTAGGCGCCTGGAACCAGGTGAAGGTCGCAGCGTGAGACGTTTTCGCACCCAACAACGCAAACGACAGACCTGGCTGGCACTGCCGGCCAGTGGAATTGAAGGAGCAGGCCATGGCCGAGGAACAACAGCCGACAGCGGAAGCGTTGAAGCAGCGGCGAAAGCGCGAGAAGGCAGCGGCGAAGAACTCCGCGCTGGGCATCGAGAAGTTCCAGATCGAAGTGGCCGGGGTGTTCAAGCCTGACCTGAAGAAGGTCATGAAAGCCCACGGCATCAACAACCAGCAGGACGTCCATCAGCGGCTGCTGATGAACCTGATTGCGGCCGACTTCGATACCCAGGCCAGTATGCTGAAGTGTGTCACGACACCTTTCATTGTTACCGAAAAGGTGTCACGCATTATTGAGGCAGCCGGCCGCAAGTCGCTCGCCGACGATCCGCCAGAGCCTGACGACGAAATCGACATTCCGAAGTAACCCTACCCCACGCTGCGCATCCGGTCACGGAGGGCGGCGCCATCCTGAGGAAAACCCATGAAAGCTGAAATGGTGAAACTGGAACACAATGGCTTCCACTTCAAAGTGGCCCGCCCAAGGCTGGCAGAGATCGCAATCGCTGCCCTGCTCGTAAGCTCTCTCCCGCCAGCGGCGAATGTCCCATCGACAGCACCAGTTACCGCCCCGGCCCTGGGCGAGTACTGGCCCGGCCAGGGCGGCATCAACGGCGGATTCGTTGCTGCTCGCGGCGATGTCCCGGCGCACTACCTGATCCTCGCTGCAAGCGATGTAGGGGAGCACGCATGGGGTCGATACCGCGAAGAGTCGGACGCCACCAGCAAATGGGACGGTAAGGCCAACACCGACGCCCTGATCGCGGAAGGAGGCCATCCAGCCGCCGAAGCGTGCCGGGCATACACCGCTGACGGGCACTCCGACTTCGACCTTCCAGCGGCGGCCCAGCTCTATCAGGCATGGGTGCATGACTTGATCACCGAGGGTGCCTACTGGTCGAGTTCGCAGCGCTCCGCCGACAGCGCATTCGGCGTGCGCTTCGATGGTGGCAGTCAGATCAGCTTCGGCAAGTACTACGAGCTCCGCGTCCGCCCCGTCCGCAGATACTTCATTTAATCATTCATTAATTCGTTCTTGATCCGGCATCGGGCGCAGCAGCGCCTTTTTTGTTGCCTTCGAAAAGAGGAAAGACCATGTCCGCAGCAGCCCAAGCAGCACCAGCAGTGACCATCCCGGAAATCGGCCAGCCCTTCGGCGGCGGTTTCTTCTCCGGCATCACTCGTGACCCGGACACCGGCAAGCGTTACCTGAACATCACCGCCGGCGCCGAGTATGAGCTGGTCGGTGCCTGGGGCAAGTACGGCGAGAAAATCGACGGAGCCGACAGCTTCACCGACAGCCGGGCCAACACCGAGGCCATGGCGGCGGCCGGCAGCGAACTGGCTCAAAAGGTTCTGGCCCTGGACATCGCAGGTTTTACCGACTGGGCGATCCCGGCCCGGGACGTGCAAGAGCTGCAGTATCGTCACTTCAAGCCAACGACCGAAGAGAACTGGGCTTACGGTCGCAACGGTGACAACCCCAACAGCGAGCCGGTTGGCCTGCTGTACACCGATGAGTCGCCGACCCAGACCAGCATCGAGGCCTTCCAGGAAGACGGCCCTGAAGCCTTCCAGGATCGCGCCTACTGGTCGAGTTCGCAGCGCTCCGCCGACGGCGCATTCAGCGTGCACTTCGGTGATGGCTATCAGTACGGCTACGGCAAGGACGACGAGCTCCGCGTCCGCCCCGTCCGCAGTAAGTTGATTGATTAATTTGCTTATTTAATCCGGCCGCTTGCGGCCGGTGGCTGTTCATGGAGAAACACTGCAATGGGAATGCACACCGATCTTTCGATCTATGCCGCAGCCATGGGTCTGCTTCATATGTCCACCAACCTTACCCGAAACATTCCCCGCGACCTGAAGCAGTCGCTTGGCAAGCGGGTGATTGATGAGTGCATCGACGTGCTGATGTTGATTGCCCGGGCCAACTCGACCCGGGACAAACATCCACACCTGACCTCGCTGGTTGAGAAGGTCCAGGTCATCGAGTTCCTAATGCGGCTGTTCAAGGAAAGCCGATTCATCAGCGTCCCGCAGCATGCCAAGGCTATCGAGGTCACCACCTCAATTGGCAAACAGGCGAATGCCTGGAAACGCTCCACCCCAACCGCGCCCGCTACCTGAGAGTTACGGCTTTCAGGTCTGTGCGAATTGAATCTGGTCGTGCCGCTGGCCTTCGGGCCACCGCCATGCGCACAAGAGATACCGCCGGTCTAAAGCGTCCGTGTAGGTCTCGCGCAGTTTCCTTGCTGATCGGCGCTGCCTTCGGCTTGTCGACGTAGATAGCACGATAGGTCGCAGCGCTCCGCCAACAACGCATTCAACATGAACTTCGATGATGGCAATCAGAACAACAACGACAAGGACGACGAGCTCCGCGTCCGCCCCGTCCGCAGATTCGAACGTTGGCCCCTACCCGTTCAGCGATCTTGTCCAGGCCTATTACGACTGCCGACGCTCCAAGCGCAACAGCGACAGTGCACTGGCTTTCGAAATGGACCTGGAACGCAACCTGATCGAGCTGCACAACGACCTGATCGCCGGCACCTACCGGCCAGGCCGATCCATCTGCTTTGTGGTCACCCGACCGAAGGCCCGGGAAGTCTGGGCGGCTGCCTTTCGGGACCGCGTCGTCCACCATCTGCTGTACAACCATGTGGCACCGCGCTTCTACGCCAGCTTCATAGCGGACAGTTGCGCGTGCATCCCGGGGCGCGGCACGTTGTACGCCGCAAAGCGCCTTGAGTCGAAAATACGCAGCGCCAGCGAGAACTGGTCGAAGCCGATTTTCTACCTGAAATGCGACCTGGCGAACTTCTTTGTCGCCATCGACAAAGAGGTACTGCGTCGGCAGTTGGCCGCCAAGATCACCGAACCCTGGTGGCTGGCCCTCGCTGAGCAGATCCTGATGCATGACCCTCGCGAGGATTACGAGGTGCGCAGCCCGGCCCATCTGTTCAACCGGGTGCCACAGCACAAGCGCCTGACCGCGCAGCCTGCGCGCCTGGGCCTGCCAATCGGCAACCTGTCGTCGCAGTTCTTCGCCAACGTGTACCTCAACGCCCTGGACCAGTTCGCCAAGCACCGGCTCGGCGCCAAGCACTATGTCCGCTACGTCGATGACTTCGTGTTCCTGCATGAGTCGCCGCAACAGCTCAGCGCCTGGCTGGCTCAGGTGCAGGCGTTCCTGCCCAGCCTTGGCGCTAGGCTCAACCCCAGCAAGACAATCTTGCAGCCGGTTGACCGGGGCGTGGATTTCGTCGGGCACGTCATCAAGCCGTGGCGACGAACCACGCGCAAGCGGTCATTGGCCCAGGCACTGAAGCGAACAGCCGCGGCGCCCGCCGAGGAACTCCGCGAGACGGCCAACAGTTACTTCGGCCTGCTGAGCCAAGCCAGTCACAGCGAGAAGGATCGCGCGGCACTGGCCCGGGTCGTGCTGAAGCGCGGCCACACGGTCAACGGCAGCCTGACCAAGACCTACCCGAAGAAGTAACCCCACAAACTCGAATCACGCCAACCGGCGAGGATCTTCTATGTCCGCACAACAGAAGAAACACCCCTTCGATTTCAAAACCCAATACGGACTCGGCTTCAACCCTCAGGATGACGAGATCGTGGTCGACTTTTTCTGCGGTGGCGGCGGCGCCGGTACCGGGCTGGAAATGGGCCTGGGCCGGGCTGTAGCCGTAGCGAAGAACCACAGCCCTGCCGCGATCAGCATGCACACCGTCAACCACCCTGCCGCCAGGCACTTCACCACCGACGTGTTCGAGGGTGACCCGGACACCGAATGCGGCGGCCGGCCCGTGGGCTGGTTTCACATGTCGCCAGACTGCACGCACCACAGCCAGGCCGCCGGCGGCCAGCCGCGCAAGCGCGAGATTCGGAACCTGTCGTGGATCGGTCTCAAGTGGGGCGGAAAGAAGAGACCCCGGGTGATCAGCCTGGAAAACGTGAAGCAGATCCTGCAATGGGGCCGGCTGATCGCCAAGCGCGACAAGGCCACCGGGCGGGTGGTGAAGCTCAACGGAGAGGTAGCTGCGCCTGGCGAGGTGGTGCCGGTGGGCCAGCAGTTCCTGGTGCCGGACCCGAAGCACCGCGGCCGGACCTGGCGCCGTTTCGTCTCCCTGCTGGAAGGCATGGGCTACGTCGTCGAGTGGAAGGTGATCAAAGCCTGCGACTTCGGCGCACCCACCAGCCGGGAACGGCTGTTCATGATCGCCCGGTGCGACGGCCAGCCGATCGTGTGGCCTGAGCCCACCCATGCCAAGAACCCAGTCAAGGGACAGCAGAAATGGAATACCGCCGCTGACTGCATCGACTTCAGCGACCTGGGCAAGAGCATCTTCGGACGCAAGAAGAACCTGGCGCCGGCCACTCTCCGGCGGGTCGCCAAGGGCATGAAGAAGTTCGTCATCGATAACCCGGCGCCGTTCATTGTGCCGATCGCGAACTGGTCCGGTGAGCTTGTCCAGTCGGTCGACGAGCCCCTGCGCACCGTCACCAGTTGGCCCCGCGGTGGATCGTTCGCCGTGGCAAGCCCCGTGATTGCGCCGGCCACGCACCAGGGCAGCGTTCGGGTGAACGATCCGATGGAGCCGCTTCCCACTGTGACCTGCGCTAACCGCGGTGAGCTGACACTGATCAGTCCGCTGATGGTTGGGGCTGGTGGCCCGGAGTACTCAGGCAAGCCGGTAGGCATTGATCAGCCGGTGGGCACGCTGATGACACAGAACCACCGCGCGATTGCCACCGCCTTCATGGCCCAGATGAACGGCGGCTTCAACACCACGTTTGCCAAGGGCATGGATGACCCGCTGACAACGGTGACCAACACCGGCAGCCAGCAGCAGTTGGTCAGCGCCAGCCTGGCAACGTTACGTCGAAACTGCGTCGGGCGCGGCGTGGACGAACCCGTTCCGACAATGACGGCCGGCGCCGAGCACCACGCATTGCTGCAGTACAAGCTGTCGCCCGAGCACGAGGATGGAGCACTGCGAGTCGCGGCTTTCCTGATCAGCTACTACGGCACCGAGAACATCAGCGCCTGCGATGCGCCGGCGCCAACCATCACCACCAAGGACCGCCTGGCAATGGTCACCGTGATGGTGAAGGGCACGCCCTACGTCATCGTGGACATCTGCCTGCGGATGCTGAAGCCATCTGAGCTGTACAAGGCCCAGGGCTTCCCTGCCGACTACATCATCAGCCACGGCGCCGACGGCAAGCCATTCACCAAGACTCAGCAGGTCCACATGTGCGGCAACAGCGTCAGCCCGCCACCGATGGCCGCCCTGGCACGCGCCAATGACCCGTGGCGCGCCGTGCAACGCCAAGCACGCGCCGCATAACTCCCCCACTCCACCGCCCGGGCCTGGCCCGGCAAGGACTCCCAATGATCCGCCAATACCGATTCAGCGAGCTAATGGCTCGACTGACCAATGATGAGTGGACAGTCATCAAGGATGACCAAGGCCGCTTTCTGTTTATGCCAGCTGCCTACAAGGGGCGGAGGTTGTGATGAGTGAAGTGAAGCGTTTCGGGCACATCGGGAGCCTGATCCAGGTGACACCAAAGATCCTGGAAATTTACCCAAGCATGACCGTTTACGTGCTTGCCGCCGACTTCGATCGGCTCACCGCCGAGAACCAAGCCCTTCAACAGCGCCTGACCACGGCAGACCAGCGCATAGATGAGCAGCAAGAATTGCTGCGCGAGGCTCACGACTGGGTCGAAAAGAACAATTTTGGTGGCTGCGATGCGTACGATCTGCGCGATCGATTGGCCGCCGCCCTCAACCCAACCACCGAGAACCCACAATGAAAATTCCTGAAGGCTGGAAGTTGGTGCCGGTTGAGCCGACAGAAGAAATGAAAGGTGCCGGTGGCGAGGCGTACAGCTTCAATGTTGAAAACATTTATGCCGCTATGCTCGCCGCCGCCCCTGTACCGCCGCAAGCTGATGCCCAGCCGGTGGGCCGGGTGTCGTATATCGGTAACGGATTCGTCAGGGTGCGATTGACGGGCGCTTCGCCCAAGTTGGAATCCCCGCTCTACACCCACGCCGATGCGGGCGAGCTTGAGCGGTTGCGCGAAGAGGCGCAGAAGTTGAATATCTCGCACGAAGGCTCGAATGCCTTAGCCGCGAGCTTGCAGAAACAGAACGAAACCCTACACGCCCAGTTGGCCAAGCGGGATGCACTGCTGCGCGAAGTCGTGGCCCTTGACCCACGAGGGGAGTTTATGGGCTGGGATCTTGATGGGCGCATTGACGCCGCCCTATCCGCCAGCGCAGAGCCCGGAGACGACAGACCATGATTGACCTCAACGGCCTATCCCCTTCGGCCCGCTCTGCTGCAATGCGTGGCGGCACTGCTGCCTGGGGCAAGATCGGCGGCCTGCCCGAGCAGTTCCGATACATGGAACTTCGGCCCAGGCGCCCAGGACGGAAAAAGAAATGCCACTGTGGTTGCGGTACACCAACAACCCATCTGGGCATGGCCAACGGCGTGTGCTTGACGAGCGGCTGCGAGCTGTATGTTCGGCGCTGGGTCAAATCCCGATAGGAGTACATCTGTACTCCACCCCTCTATAACCCCTTCCCCTATCAAGCCTGCCCATGCGGCGGGAAAGGACTGTTATCGCATGAAAAAACTGTACTGGATTTTCCGCGCGGCCTTCCACATGCGCCACCTGATGGGCTGGTGGAAGCCGAAAGACTTGGCCTTCTGCTGGTAGGTCGGCGCCACGATCTACGAAAACTACGAATACGAGGGCCGGGTCAACGAGATCGGCAGCCCGGCCGAAGAGGTCGCCGAAGAAATCAGCTGCTGGTCGGAGTGACCCTATGATTCCCAAAGCCATAGCCCTCAGCGCAATCCTGTGGGTCCTTCTCATCCTCTCTACTGCATTGGTGATGTCATGAGCGAAAAGATGCGTGAAGAATTCGAGCGTACCAACGGTCGCGACCACCGGCGCCAGCCCCCGAAGGGCAACAACTACATAGACCCCATGGCCCAGGCCGACTGGGAGTCGTTCCAGAAGGGCTGGATGCAGTCCCGCACCGCTGCGGTGGTGGAACTGCCTGAGGCATACGAAACAAACGCTGACGGCGAGTGGCTGGTGCGCCGGTCTGAGGTCAAGCGGTTGATCGAGGCCCAGGGTCTGAAGGTGACACCATGAGCCCAATCCCCGCACCCTCAAGACCTCAGCAATACACGAAAGAGATTCTGGCTCCATGCAAGCGGTGTCGCGAGGCCGGAATCTATTGCCTCACTCCCAAAGACCCTTGTCACGTGAAAAAGGATAAGCAGCCATGATCCTCCCCCTGCTCTACATGGCCTGGCTGGTGTACAGGGGGCCGAGGCCATGAACGACCAACAACTTCTTGAACTGGCTGCGAAGGCGGCAGGGATTGGCCCAGTCCTGTGTTTTGAATCAGCGCGGAACTGTCTGCGGATCGGTGACCGAGAAAGCTACCGGCTGTGGCGGCCACTGGATGACGACGGCGATGCGCTGCGACTGGCGGTGAAACTACACATGCACGTTCTCATCCATGCCGATTGGGTGGAAGTGCTTATCGACGGGGTTCAGATCTACTCGACTGATAGTTGTTACTCCACTGATGGATGCATGATCGAGACCGCCCGCCGCGCCATCGTCAGGGCAGCCGCTGAAATCGGAAAAGCAATCGCCTAACCCCACTCCCCCTACATGCCTGCCGGTGAACGGCGGGCGGAGCTATGCCATGAACAAAGAAGAAATCGCGACCCTGCCGCCAAAAATCGAAATCGCCATCAAAGCCGGGCAGGCCGCCGCCGATGCATGCGCGGACGACGGCGGCAGCGCCAACTGTGACCGCGTTGTTATTCCAATGCCCGGGGTTCGTGAGTCATGGGTGAAAGGGCTGCGCGGCTACCTCCAGGAGGCGACTGGCTGGCACCGCCGGGGCTTTCACCTCGACACGCCTTTTGCGGGTATCGGCAATCGCCGCTATGCCGGCGTTCAGGCGATGCACAAATCACTCAAGGACCAGGGCGTCGACTGCTACGTCTGGTACCAAATGGATTAACCCCTTCTGCCGCCACGCGCGGCATGGAGCACACCCATGTCTGCAAAAAAGCTGTTCGAAGTCCTGATTGGCGCCCTGCTGTACCTACTGCTCACCCTCCTCTGGTTCGCCTATGCCGTCCCGGGGATGCTCGAGCACGGAACGGACGCAGCGCTGATCGCTGCCGGCTTCGGCTCGCTGGTCTGGCTCGCTGCCACCGGCTGCATCGTCATTTACATCATTCAGAAGTCACGCCCGTAACAGTGGCGCAACATCAATGCCGCCATGCGCGGCACGGAGCATCATCATGTTTCTGACCGCTGAAGAAGTGGCCGAACTCACCGGCTACACAAAACCTGGCGCCCAGATTAAGTGGCTGCAGGCTGAAAAATATGGGTTTGCCATTGATGGATACGGGAAACCCAAGGTATTGCGCCAGGTTGTCATCGGCCGCTTGGGTGGTATTCAATCGAAAAAAGGCCCTGAACTACGACTGGCTTAAGGAAAGCAGACCATGCGCCCTCGCAAGAAAGACCGGCACCTGCCGGCGTGCATGTATCAAAAGCACGGGGCCTACTACCTGGTGCGAAAAGGTAAGTGGCTGCGCCTGGGCACGGACTTCCAGGATTCGCTGGTCGCCTATGCAAAGACCATCGACAAGGGGAATCAGGGTGGAATGGGCAAGCTGATCGACGACGCCCTGGCATACATGGCGCCAAAGCTTTCGCCAAACACCGTAAAGCAATACGAAGCGGCGGCGACCAGGCTTAAGGAGGCCTTCGCCGACTTCGAGCCTCGGGATGTTCTGCCGCGCCATGTCGCAGCGCTGAAAATGCACATGGCCAGCACGCCGAACATGTCTAACAGGGTTATTTCATTTCTGAGAATGGTATTTGCCTATGCCCTGGAGAAGCAGGTGGTGGATACGAATCCATGCACGGGCATCCGGCGGCACGTAGAGAAAAGGCGCGATCGGTACATCACCGATGCTGAGTTCGCAAGGATATGCGAGAAGGCGAGCCCGAACATGCGGGTCATCTATGAGATGTGCTATCTGACCGGACAGCGGATCAGCGACGTGCTGTCCATCCACCTTTCAGATATCAGTGAGGAAGGCATTGCATTCAAACAGCAGAAGACCGGCGCCAGGCTCATCGTCCGGATGAGTCCTGACCTGGAATCGCTTATCTCGCGCATCAAGGCGTTGCCACGGACGATCCGGGGCATGACGCTGTTCTGCTCTCCTCGAGGAGGGAAGCCAGTTCATTATGGATCAGTGAAAGATGCTTTCAAACTGAGCTGCCAAAAGGCTGGGGTTGTCGGCGCAACGCTGCACGATCTCAGGGCTAAGTCGCTGACCGACACGGACAAGCAGGGTAATAATGCCCAAAAGCTAGGCGGGCACACCGACCCGAAAATGACAGCGCGCTACCTGCGACTGCGCGAAATCGACATTGCTGAACCGCCAACAATGCCGAAAAAATCCCTGTAGTATTAGACAATTGCCCCATGTCAAATAGACAGACAGAGCCAAAGCCTTTGAATACCGACGTTTCCAGCCACACCCCGATGATGCAGCAATACTGGCGCCTGAAGAATCAGCACCCCGATCAGCTGATGTTCTACCGCATGGGCGACTTCTACGAGATCTTTTACGAGGATGCGAAGAAGGCCGCCAAGCTGTTGGACATCACCCTGACGGCGCGTGGGCAATCGGCGGGCATGGCGATTCCGATGTGTGGGATTCCTTACCACGCGGCGGAAGGCTACTTGGCGAAGCTGGTCAAGCTTGGCGAGTCGGTGGTGATTTGCGAGCAGGTCGGCGACCCGGCCACCAGCAAAGGGCCGGTGGAGCGCCAGGTGGTGCGCATCATCACGCCCGGGACGGTCAGCGACGAGGCGTTGCTGGATGAGCGTCGCGACAACCTGATCGCTGCGGTGCTGGGAGACGAGCGCCTGTTCGGCCTGGCGGTGCTGGACATCACCAGCGGCAATTTCTCGGTGCTGGAGATCAAGGGCTGGGAGAACCTGCTGGCCGAGCTGGAGCGCGTCAACCCGGTGGAGTTGCTGATCCCGGATGACTGGCCCAAGGACCTGCCGGCGGAAAAACGCCGTGGCGTGCGGCGTCGGGCGCCGTGGGATTTCGAGCGCGACTCGGCGTTGAAAAGCCTCTGCCAGCAGTTTTCCACCCAGGACCTCAAGGGCTTCGGGTGCGAGAACCTGACCCTGGCCATCGGCGCCGCCGGCTGCCTGCTGGCCTACGCCAAGGAAACCCAGCGCACCGCCCTGCCCCATTTGCGCAGCCTGCGTCACGAGCGCCTGGATGACACGGTGGTGCTGGATGGCGCCAGCCGCCGCAACCTGGAACTGGACACCAACCTGGCCGGCGGCCGTGACAACACCCTGCAATCGGTGGTCGACCGTTGCCAGACCGCCATGGGCAGCCGGTTGCTGACCCGCTGGCTGAACCGTCCGCTGCGCGACCTGACTGTCCTGTTGGCGCGCCAATCGTCCATTACCTGCCTGCTGGACCGTTATCGCTTCGAGCAACTGCAACCGCAGCTCAAGGAAATCGGTGACATCGAGCGGATCCTCGCGCGGATCGGCCTGCGCAACGCCCGGCCACGGGACCTGGCCCGCCTGCGGGATGCCCTCGGCGCACTCCCCGAACTCCAGCAGGCGATGACCGACCTCGACGCGCCGCACCTGCAACAACTGGCGCGCACCACCAGCACCCACCCGGAACTGGCCGCGCTGCTGGAAAAAGCCATTATCGACAACCCGCCGGCGGTGATTCGTGACGGCGGCGTGCTGAAAACCGGCTACGACGCCGAACTCGACGAATTGCAGTCATTGAGCGAGAACGCGGGTCAGTTCCTGATCGAACTCGAAGCCCGGGAAAAGGCCCGCACCGGTCTGGCCAACCTGAAGGTGGGCTACAACCGCATCCACGGTTACTTCATCGAGTTGCCGAGCAAGCAGGCCGAGCAGGCCCCAGCCGACTACATCCGCCGCCAGACGCTCAAGGGCGCCGAGCGCTTCATCACCCCGGAACTCAAAGCGTTCGAAGACAAGGCGCTGTCGGCCAAGAGCCGTGCCCTGGCCCGGGAAAAGATGCTCTACGACGCGCTGCTCGAAGACTTGATCAGCCAACTGCCGCCGCTGCAGGACACCGCCGCCGCGCTGGCGGAACTGGACGTGCTGAGCAACCTGGCCGAGCGCGCGCTGAACCTGGACCTCAACTGCCCACGGTTCGTCAGCGAGCCGTGCATGCGTATCAGCCAGGGTCGCCACCCAGTGGTGGAGCAAGTGTTGACGACGCCGTTCGTGGCCAACGACCTGAGCCTGGACGACAACACCCGCATGCTGGTGATCACTGGGCCGAACATGGGCGGTAAGTCCACCTACATGCGGCAAACAGCGTTGATCGTATTGCTGGCTCACATCGGCAGCTTCGTCCCGGCGGCGAGCTGCGAGCTGTCCCTGGTGGACCGGATCTTCACCCGGATCGGTTCCAGCGACGACCTGGCCGGCGGGCGTTCGACCTTCATGGTGGAAATGAGCGAAACCGCGAACATCCTGCACAACGCCACCGAGCGCAGCCTGGTGCTGATGGACGAAGTCGGACGCGGCACCAGTACGTTCGATGGCCTGTCCCTGGCCTGGGCCGCAGCCGAGCGCCTGGCTCACCTGCGAGCCTACACGCTGTTCGCCACCCACTACTTCGAACTCACCGTGCTTCCAGAAAGCCAGCCGCTGGTCGCCAACGTCCACCTCAACGCCACCGAGCACAACGAGCGCATCGTGTTCCTGCACCACGTGCTGCCCGGCCCGGCCAGCCAGAGCTATGGCCTGGCGGTCGCGCAACTGGCCGGAGTGCCAACCGAGGTGATCACCCGGGCCCGCGAGCACCTGAGCCGCCTGGAAACCACCAGCCTGCCTCACGAAGCGCCACGTCCTGCCAAGGGCAAACCGGCCGCGCCACAGCAAAGCGACCTGTTCGCCAGCCTGCCCCATCCGGTCCTCGACGAACTGGCCAAACTCGACCTGGACGACCTGACCCCACGGCGGGCACTGGATTTACTCTACACATTGAAGACACGGATCTAA